GTACTGTAGTCTTTAACTTCTACACTAGACTGATTGGAATTAGTATTGTACTGTAGTCTTCAACTTCTACACTTCAAAGTATCATCAAAGTAGTATAAGTAGTATGAAGGTGGTGAAAGGGAGGGGTGGGTAACTCCCCCTACCCCCTCTTTGGAGGTAGAAGAAATTACCCACTTCCAACCTGTAGTCCCATGAAGTATGGAGCCAAGTACAGGGCCGAGCTATACTGTTCGAGTATAGGCTTATCGGATAGTGGGGCAGTCCTCGCGGACACTGCATCTGGTCTTTCGCTTATAGTCCACCACCAGATAGCCGAAGCTCACTCCCAGCGGACTAGCAACTACTTGAGCTGCCTAAGCTGACTGATTGCATTCGCTAACCAGTTTCGCCGCCTCCTCTCAGGGGCGGGGCTCTCAGCGCGGCCCCTAGAGGGAAAGAGGGGAGATTAACCTAAAGTGGCTGGCTCTGTCAAGAGCCCATTGCTCGCGCCTGAGAACTGTGCTTTATTGCATCTTGCACCCAAAGCAAAACTGAAGACTACTAGAGGACAGTAGAAAAGGAGTAGCGAGATGAGAGTATACACAGTAAAAGCCGACAGAGCCATAGGCCCCCAGCGGGGAGTAGCCAAGGCCGATTATGTGATCGACCGCAAGATGAGGTTGCTACAGAAACAGGCGGCATCTGCCCTGGACCGGCTGCAAGGTAACATCGCGGCGCTGGTCAAGGAGTTCGACCTAGTGAGCCTGCGCGAGATCGAAACCATGTTCGACATCACCAAGGCCGCGTTATACTTGTGGAGGAACAATAACGACTTCCCGATACTGGCCTTCGATGTCGGCAACATGCGTTACAACTACTGTTCGTTGCCGGTGCTCGAATTGTGGGCAAAGGCTCACGCGCACCACTTGGTCAAGGCGCGTGAGTACATAGAGCGCAAAGAAGAGCGCAAAGCAACGAGGAGGACCGACGGCACCAGAGTTCGTATCAGAGAGGCAGCTTGAGGGGGGATTTACTTGTCATGACTACCAACGGTCCCCGTCGAGTGAATACTAGACTTCAGCTCGACGGGGGCATCATTCAAGAGGACTACCAATGGACAATAAAGTACAAAACGGTGGCGACACCGGACACCCCACCATCACCGCATTGCGTAATCTCGACCGGGAAGACCAAGCCGCACAAGAAGACCGGCTGGATGCGCGCAGCGGCGAAGTACGTCAGAAGACGGCTCGCGCGTTGCTCATGGCCATGGTCCTGCAAGTCGCCAAGATCGTGAACGACAGGACAGTACTGGGACCGGAAGAGGTCACGCTCTACGATCACTGGCTCGCCGACTTGGCTCAGTACATCAGATCAATCAACGACAGGGAGAAAGCCATTGCCTACGTTGACCCGGCTCAATACGTCGAACAACAGGTCAAGCAGACCATCGTCAATACTTCCTTCGAAGGTAGCGGTCCCGAAGCCGCCTAAGACCATCGAAGAGTACCGCGAGGGCTTGGCGATCGATCTCACCAATCTTCAGTATTGTTGCCAAGTCCAGGCTCAACTACTTCATGAGGTCAGTGACGAGCTGGCCTTCGCCATCTCCGCGAAGGATGCCGCCAAGACGGCAGTAAAAGAGGAATACTCTTTTGCCGCCGACGCTTTGCGCAAGGAGCACGAGAAGATCAGCGAGGCAAAGATCGACAGCTTGATCGTAACCGACAAGCAAGTCATGGAGCGCAACAAGACGTTACTTGAGCTTGAGCTGAAGGTCGGTCGGCTGTTCGCACTCAAGGAAGCTTATCAGGATCGTAGCAAGATGCTGGAGCTGGAAGTCAAACTCTACTTGGCGAACTACTTCAACGACAACGTAGAGAGGACCGAGAAGAACTTGCGCGCCGAGATGGTGCGCAAGGAACTGACGAGCATGGGCAACAGTAATAACAGACGGAGGACTTAGACGTGGCTTTCAGTAGAGATAATCTCCCTCTGATGAGGAGGGGAGCCTTGCCGGCCAGGGGCCGCTTTAACTACGTTCCACCAACGTACGAGAGCAACCAGCGGATCAAGGCTGACAACAAGACCGGGCAGTTCGATAGTATATACAAGGCTGGTTTCGAAGTATTCAAGCCGAAACTCGGCTCCAATCACATTCGATTACTGCCCAACACTTGGCAAGAGGGCGGGCACTACTATGCCCTCGACATCTGGGTTCATTCGTGGATCGGAGCCGAGAAGGGGAACTACTTGTGCCTGCGCAAGATGAAGGGCAAGCCTTGTCCTCTGTGCTTGGCCGCGCAAGAGGCATTGGATGGCAATGACGAAGAAACGAATAAGGCGCTACGCGTTGGACATCGCAAGATCATGTGGATACTTGATCGTGCTTCTACTACGCCGGAAGTTCCGAAGCTTCATCTAATCTACCCGAAGTCGGATCAAGAGATACTACTTCAGATGGAGGACGATGCCAGCGGCAAAGTCTTGTGGGTTACTAACTGGGACAGAGGCTACGACCTGACCTTCGTGCGCGACGGCGTTGGTCTGCAAACGAGGTATATCGGCTGGAAGTTCGCCTTCTCACCTTCGCCGGCTCTTGCCAATACTGAAAAGCTCGACAAGCTGGTTGCCTTCATCGAGGAGAATACGTTGCCGAGCATCTTGAACTACTACCCAGCCGAGCACATGCAGAACGCCTTGAGCTTGACCGGGCCGGTCGAGGATGAAGCTCCTTCACCAGTTGTTACTACTGGACGGACCCGGATTACTACTATGACCCCGGTGTCTTCTGGTAGAGTGCGAATGTCTTCTCCACCTACCGGGCGCGTGCGCGTGAATGGGCCGCCGATGGCGCGTAGGTTTCCGCTGTCTACTACAGAAGACGACGATATACCGTTCTAATTGAACAGGAGGGAAGTTGGAATGGCTACCAAGAGAACCAGAGCCAGAATACACGGTGGCAATAAAGTAAAAGGACCGATGCGTCCAGCGGAGATCAACTTTACTGCCCCGGTCGCGCTAGCCAATTACAAGAAGCTCGAAGCAATAAAGAGGATTGAGAAATTGCAGAATGGCGGTCTTATGCTTCTGTTGATCCGTCAATACGAGCAATTGAACGGGCCACTCGACGGAGAGAATACTATACCCTCCGTCCCTCCTCATCTTACTACTCCTGTTAGCAGTAACGGGAGAGTGCGGCGAGACAGCAAGCCTGCCTTTACGCCGACGGATGGCGCCTATTCGCCCTATGTAAAAGGGCACTTGTTGAACCTTCCTAGATTGGAGCAAAAGAAGAGATCGCTAGTAGTGCTGCAAGCCATCGAGATCGGCGATTGGGAGCCGCCTACTTATGATGACCTCGATCCTGTCCAGTTCCTAGAAGACTTTGTAGAAGGGAATATGAAGTATACTGACCAAGAGATACGCACCTGGGCAATGATCTGGGTAGCTTACGACAAGAGAAGAAGAAAATGACGAGAGTAAGAATAAACAACACTCCTTCGCAATACTTCACTCCACCGAGCACTTCGGTGGAGTACTTTTCGAGCGGCTGCACCATGCTCGATCTAGCCTTGGGAGGGGGCTGGGCCGAGCGTCGAGTTATTAATGTAGTTGGTGACGAGGCGACCGGCAAAACATTACTTGCCATCGAAGCCGCCGCCAACTTCATCATGAAGTACCCTGACGGCATAGTCAGGTATAGAGAGCGCGAGTTCGCCTTCGATGAAGAGTACGCTGAGAAGCTTGGTCTGCCGCTCGACCGGATGGACTTCGGCGACCAGCTAAATACCGTCGAGGACTTGGAGCGCGACATCGAAGCAGTCGCCAAGGAAGACTACCCGGCTCAACTGTACATCGTGGACAGTCTCGACAGCTACTCTGACGAAGATGAGTTGAGCCGTGATATCGGCAAGGCTACTTATGGAGCTGCCAAAGCCAAAGCCATGTCCGAGCTGTTCCGGCGTTGCATGGCTATTGTAAGTAAATGCAACATGACGCTGATGTTTGTAAGCCAGACCAGGGAGAATATCGGCGTGATGTTCGGGCGTAAGTACTCGAGGAGCGGCGGCAAAGCTCTCAACTTCTATTGTAGTCAGATCGTGTATCTGGCCAGTATCGGTAAAATAGACAAGACAGTAAAAGGGATCAAGCGTCCAATCGGCACCGAGATACGAGCCAAGGTGACGAAGAACAAAGTCGGCACTCCATACCGTGAAGCGCAGTTCATTATTACTTTCGGCTATGGCGTCGAGGACGAAGCCGCCTCGCTCGCCTTCCTGAAGAAGATCAATGCGCCGGCTTCTACTGCAAAGCTGAGCGGCGACAAGCTTAGACTAGTAACCGCCGAGCATTGGCACAAGCTCGAAGAAGCTTTTACTACAGAGAGGAGAAAATACGCATGAGCCCCGAAGCCCAATGGAGCCTGAATACTTTCAAGAGCCTACAGGAAGGCGGCGGCTGGGCCGTACCACGCTCCGGTTTGATCTTCAGGAAACGCGGAGATACTATGGTGCTGACCAACGTCATGCCTCATGCCGCCGACATGCCCATTACTGCCAAGCAACTCCGCGAGCAACAGCAAAGCGAGCTGCGCGTCATCACGCGATACTTCGGCGAAGCTGGCATCGAGGTAATTGCGAGGTGCGAGATATGAAGCGCGAGGAGGAAGTGCGCACGACTGAGCATGTGACCGATAGGATCATTACCGCTTGCTTGGATATCGAGAAGATGTTCACCAGTAGAAAATTTAAGCTGGAGGAAGTGGCCACGGTTTTGACCTACTTTTGCTGGCGCTTGCAAAGCAATAAGAAAGTATGCGTGACCGAAGATGAGTTCTGGAAAATACTACGTGAGCATACTCAAACAATGGGTGGCGCTTTTGAAGAACTACATAAATTGGGTAAGAAGGGGCACCTTGATGCGTAACTTGGATCAGCTCAACAACTACCGGGATATCGGCCCGAAGGTCATCGAACTGTACGGCAATACCGGCAATGACAGTAGCGGTGTGTTCAATATACCTATCAAGACCCATGAGTACTGTCTAAGGATCATCGCCTCGCGCGGCATGGGCTGGGAGCACGTCTCGGTATCCTTGCCGGATCGTTGCCCCACCTGGGAAGAGATGTGTCTAGTAAAGCTGTTGTTCTTCGGCCCCAAGGAAACGGTGATGCAGCTCCATGTTCCCGACGAGGACAACATCAGCTATCAACAGTACTGCCTGCATCTGTGGAAGCCGATACACAAGACTATACCTCGCCCACCTACCATCTTAGTCGGACCTAAAGTAGGAGGAGACAACAAGTGACTTCGGGGAAAGTAAAAGGCGGCCGTTTCGAGCGGGAGATCGGCAAGGCACTGTCCTTGTGGATTACTAGTGGAGAGAAAGCCGATTGCTTCTGGCGCTCCGCGATGAGCGGCGGCCGAGCTACGGTCGCTCGCAACAAGGGACAACTACTTAGGCAGCATGGCGACCTGACCGGCGTCAGCGAGGAAGGTATAGAATTTCTCAAGAACCTCTACATTGAGTGCAAGCATTTGCGCGAGATCAACGTGTTCGGCCTCATTACTGGTAAAGGCGATCTGATATCGATCTGGTCGTACGTCAACGAGGAAGCTTCCAAGTACAGCAAGGCCCCGGTGTTCATCGTGCGCCAGAACATGCGGCCTACTCTACTGTTCACCAACGTGACCGGAATGTACTTAATGGGCTTTCAGCCGCGCCTCACGCTCAGCGACGGGACTGTGATCCAGCTATTGGATACTATACTGTCCAAGCCCTACAAGCCGTTGGACTTGGCAGTCATCCGTAGTTCTGTGTTGCCGAAGGTTACTACAGCAACGATGTCGAAGAGGGTACGCATATGACTGTAACTAACTTCTGGCACATCTTCTTGCTAGGCTACCTGTTCGGGGCGGCTACTGCTTTTCTTATCTGTGCTGTCATTGTCGCATGGAGGGTAACGAAGTGACGTGGAGGGATATACTTACCATCTTGGGCTTTGCCGCTGCCTTCGGCTTCGGGCTGAGCATTGGTTACTACTGGCACGCTTTGAGGAGGGAGGAGTGATAGTCTACGAGACTGAGCACTTTTACGTGCAGCGGATCGACTGCGAAGGCGGGAGCTACTTCGTTGTGCGCAGCTTCGACGAAGCCTATAAGGTGGACCGCAATACTAGAAAAAACTACCGTAGTGCGGCCAGGGAAGCCGACTGGCAGGAAGAGCAACTCAGGAAGAAGAAGCATGACAATACTAGTAACAAGTGACCTCCATCTGAGCCACAACCCGCGCGATGCCTACCGCTGGGCGATCTTCCCGTATCTGCGCAAGGTCATCGAGGAGCACAAAGTAGACGAGCTGTTTATACTTGGCGACCTCACCGAAGCCAAGGACCGGCATCCGGCGGCGCTGGTCAACCGCATCGTGGATGAGCTTACCAAGCTCAACATGGTGGACATGACTATACTTCGTGGCAATCATGACGGTCAGACACCCGATGATCCGTACTTTCACTTCATCAGGCATATCCCCTACATCAACTGGATACAAAAGCCGCTGAAGCTCGAGAACTACTTATTTCTACCATACACCCCGACACCGGAGAAGGATTGGAAAGGTATAAGCTATGCGGGCGTTTCTACGATCTTCTGCCACCAACACTTCACAGGAGCTAGAGCCGACGCTAGCCAACTGGTTATACCTGGAGGCGTGGCGCCGGACCTGCTGCCCGCCAAGGTGCGCATACTTGCGGGGGACATCCACCATCCTCAGCAGTTGGGCAGCATCATCTACGTGGGCGCTCCCTATACTATTGATTGGGGAGACGATTACAATGGTAGAGTTCTGCTATTAGACGGATACAGTACTACTTATCTGCCTACCGAGCTACCGTGCAAGCGGCTCCTCGTTGACGGCAAGGGTACTAGTTATACTGGCGATCTGGTGAAACTACAAGTAACGCTGAAGGCCGAGGACTTCGCCGATTGGCGCGACATTAGTAATGATTGGCGGGCCTGGGCCGAAAAGCAGGGATTGGTCGTCCAGCAAATAGTACCAATAATCAAGGATACGCGCATCAGGCGGATCAAGATGCAGCGGGCGCATCTGTCCGATGGAGAACTACTCGCGAGTTACGGCAAGGCTCGCGGGTTATCCAGGGCAATACTTGCCAAAGGAAGGACACTACTATGACTATGGTCAATGAGATAATGAGGTTCTGGTACAGAAATCGCCGCAATCGCGACTTGGAAGTACTGTGGCCGCTATGCTGCGCGCGGGCCGGCATGGACATCAACAAGGCGAAGTCGGCTTTCGCTTTCTACGTATTCCATGATAAGGCTTGGAGCTACCTGACCGAGCACGAAATCAAGTTTATACTTGGCAGGCTCATCTTGACCAGCCGGGAAAGGATATGTGATGAGTAAGGAGCACGGGCTTCGTAGCTTAGCTAAGCTTCTCATGGATACTGCCAGGACACATACTCACTTCCACCAAGCACTGTCTGTACTACAGAACATGAACGATCACTTGAGCCTTCTCGCAGCGTACTATGAGGGCTTGGATCGAGACTTCCAGAGGGACAAAGGCCATGAAGGTAGACCTAGAATTATTGACAGTTCGGAACTTCCGGTCATTTCGGGGGGAGCACAAAATACGTCTGGGAATGGGAAGCGGGCTCCACTTTCTACAGGGGATAAACGAAGCCGAGCCCGATCTCGGAAGCAACGGAAGCGGCAAGACTAGTATATTCGACGCTTTGTGCTTCGTGCTGTTCGGCAAGACAGTAGACAATCTGAGGGGCGATGACATCCGCACATGGGAAGCGACGGATATAAATACTAGGCTTACGCTGTTCTTCTATGTAGATGACAAGCGATGGACAATAGTAAGAGATGTGACCAATCACTCATTACTATTGAATGGTGGCATCATCAGCCAGGAAGAGCTAGAGCGCAAGACCGGCCTAAGCTACACTCTGTTCATCAACGCGATAGTAATTCAAGGTGATGACCTCTTCGTGGATCGCACGCCACGCGAGAAGATGGATGTACTATCCGATGCGCTCGACCTCGAACGCTGGGAGGTACGCTCGCAGCGGGCCGCCGGTGATGTCGCCGAGATCAAGGAAGAGAGTAATATTCAGGTCGGTGCCATCAGTGTACTTGCAGTTTCGATACAAAATACTAAGGAAAGCATCGATAGTCTGAATACCACCTTCCTCGTCCACAATAAGCAAGTAGAGGCAGACCGCCTAGTAGCAAGCAAGAGACTGGCGCAGCTTCAGAAGAGGTTCGATGCGCTCGACAAGCTGCGTAATAACTGGCAGCTCAAAGGCGACTGGGCTTGGACCGAAGCCAACGCCGAGGAGCGGCTATCGCGGAAGCTGGAAGTACAGTTGGATCACCTTGAGGAGAAGATACAGAAGAGCCATACGCAAGTATTGTTGGCAGAGGAGGGAATTGGCCGTCTTGAGAAAGAGCTACTATCTCTCGGCAAGACCGACAAATGCCCGACATGCGGCCAATCGGTCAAGGGTACTGGCTTGGCAACGCACAAGGAAGAGTTGAAGAAGAGCATAAGAGTAGCTAACGCGCTGCATGAGCGTCACTCCAATACTGAGACTGGATTGCTGGTGCGCAAGGAGAAGCTTAGTAATGATTTCGCGCGAGCCTTCAAAAGCTACAGCAAGTTCAAGGGGCAAGCCGAGAAGCACGAAGATCAGATCAACGATAGCAATCTGGAATACGTAGAGGTAAAAACCAAGCTTGAAATAATAAAAGAGGATATGGCCAAGGAGCCTGTCAATCCTTACGAGCAACCATTGCTCAACGCCCGCAAACAATACAATGATATGGTAAGCGATCTCAATGCTGCCAAGCTCAAGCTGTCCAAGCTGGATCAAGATTTGAATGCTACCGAGTACTGGGTGAAAGGCTTCAAGGACGTAAAGCTGTTCATTGTCGAGGATGTACTGCAAGAGCTTGAGATGCAGTCCAATATACTACTTGGCGAGTTCGGTCTGGCCGGCTGGGTCATCAGATACGATGTGGAGAAGGAAACCAAGAGCGGCACAGTACAGAGAGGCATTCATGCGTCGGTGCTGCCGCCCGGTCGCTCGAAGCCGATCAAGTTCAACTGCTACTCAGGCGGCGAGCGGCAAAGACTACGACTAATCTCCTCGCTGGCGCTGGCCGAGGTCTTGCTGTCCTACGTCAATGTCGATCCGTCTCTCATGGCGCTCGATGAGCCTACTCAACATCTGTCCGCAGAAGGCGTAGCCGATCTCTGCGACATCTTGAGAGTACGAGCAAAGCAGATCGACAGAACAATACTATTAGCCGATCACATGGCTCAGCCAAGTAGTATGTTCAGCTCGACCATGACCGTAGTCAAAGACAAACAAGGAAGCTACATCGATGCCTGACAGGTTCGCGGTGCTAGTGTGCGGCGGGCGGGACTACTCCGACGCCAAGCTTCTTGGTAACGTGCTGACCATACTTCATAGCGAGTATCCGATCTCGCTTATAGTACAAGGTGGCGCGAGCGGAGCGGATCGTCTGGCCTGGAACTGGTCAGTAGTCAGAGGAATACCTTGCATGACCTTCAAAGCCGATTGGAAGAAGTATGGCATGGGTGCGGGGCCGAAGCGCAACGAGCTGATGCTCAAGCGTACTCACCCGGATGTAGTAATAGCTTTCCCTGGCGGCAAAGGTACTGCGAACATGGTGAAGCAGGCATATGAGTATAGAGTAGAAGTTGTGCATATCAAAAGCCTGGACGATATCGACAAGTACATAGAAAGGAAGAACGGCTTATGAGTAGGGAAATCGCGGTATTCTTAGCGGATATACTAATAGAGCTTCAGCAGGCTCGCGCCAAGTTCCCAAAGCAAAGCCGCATAACTACTGCGCTCGCTTTGGTCGAGGAGGTCGGAGAAGTTGCCAAGGCAATTCTACAAGACTTGCCGGAAGAGGAGTTGTACAAGGAGTGTATTCAAACAGCGGTAATGGCACTCCGCATTATGAACGATACTACTAGATAGAGGAGAGCTTATGAGATTTACTAGAAGTCATCTGTTGCTTGAGCTGAAGGCGTGCCGTAAATGGCTGGCCAGGGAACAGGCGAAGCGCGACCGTGCCGATCAGGATTGTCGCTACGCCATGCTGGCCTGTCAATGGATCAATCGCAAACTATACGACCTTGATGTAGAGGAGAAGAGTAATGAAGTCGAAGTTACTGAGTAGTGCCGCGCTTCTACTGCTACTGACAACTACAGCGGAAGCACGCTACCATCACTACCACCGTAGTAGCCATTGCGGTCAGGGCCAGATCAAGCGCGTGTCCATGGGCATCTGCGTAAGTAAAGGCTCGCGGCTGGCTCGAGGTTTTACTGGATATGTACGGCATAGTCGGCAGTTGGCTAACAATAGTCGCAGGTACCAGAGACACAATACTCCAAGAGTAGAGTATAGTGAGCCAACTAAACAGGAAGATAGAGCGCCGCTCACCGTCGTGGAGCGCGTCAACCGGGCCGCGAAGCAGGATCGCAGCGAGGTCAATCGAGCGCCGGTCGAGCCGGCTCCGGTCCCCCTCTCCCCTTTCCCCTCCACTATCGACACAACCCCGAAAAGGTTGTTTTGGATGCTTCCACCCGCTGGAGGGGTGTCCCCCTCCCCCTGAAATGCCGTTTCCTGGCGTTTCTAACGTCCTAGGACGCCCGTTTGGGGGCTGGCAGCTATGGGGATAGCTTCTCACCCCTGTTTGCCGCCCCTGGACGTTCTAAATCGATCCTAGCGGTTTTGCCTCTTCCGCTCTCAGGTGCTGAGCTGCGCTTATGTAGTAGAAACCAGCATAGTCGATTGACAGAGCCGCGCAATCGCCCTATACCTGACGAACGGTCAGGTATAGGTCTGAGAGGGACGCAGCCGATACCATGAGAGTACTGATGAGCTGGTGTGTAGCGAGGACGAAGCCCAATCATGAGCTGATAGCGCGGCGCAAGCTGAGGGCCGAAGGCATCACCGTTTATTGCCCAAAATACTTCGATGACCTCCAGCGCCGGCGCAGACTACTCTTTCCCTCCTACATCTTCATCAAGTACACTCGCATGTTGATGGCGACCCTGTTCGGCTGGCCCAAGCCGGTCCCGGAGGTCTTCTTTGTTCTACTATCGTGCGGCGAGCCGCATAGGTCCGACGAGCTGGATCGGCGCATCAGGGAGTTGAAGCAAACTACAGTCAATGGACTGGTAGTGCTAAAGCCTCCTCCCGAAGTACCCCCCGAATTACCTCCCTTGAAGCCCGGTGATACAGTAGTCCTCAATAACTACCTGGACGCCGAGCACCAGCCACGCACCGCTATCTACCAAGGAATGTCCGGCAGCGAGCGCATAGCCGTAATGCTGGGCGATCTGCAAGTCACGGTAAAGCTCGCCGACACGGCAAGAGCCCGATAAAATTACTGCATAACACCAGGGAACTCCAGGCTGGCGGGCCACGTCTGAGTATTACTATGCCCGAAAAACCCGATATCTACGACATAGTGCTCTACGCAGCCTTCATCTTCGGCCTGCTTGCCGTTCTCTTCCTGTCAGTACTCCTTGCGTGGGAGTTGTTGTAATGATCAAGCCGAGCGATAGCCAAGTCGTCATGTCGTCCGACAAGCTGTGCATCAACGCTACTGTCTATTCGCAAGGCCAATGTGAGAGACTGATCGCAAGAATACATGCCTTAGCCAGCTACTTGCCGCCGAGCACCGAAAGAACTCCACTTACGTATCCCAACGTCGAGGAAGCCAGACGACGCCACATCAGCGAAATACGTTCCGACGCAGCCAAGCACAGATGGAATAAGTAATCTCAGCAGGGGGAGAGACGAAAGGGTAGGGAAGCGGTTCGGAGCCGGGTTGCTACTCAAGTCTCCCCCGAGAGCAACCCGGCAATACGCAGCCAAGCACAGATGGAATAGTAGAGGGACAGATGAGAATCAGGATAAACGAGCCGAGGCAAAGAGTACGCATCAAAGCCAAGACAGGAAGACCCAGCAAGTACAATCCTGCCTTCGTGAAGATAGCGGAGCGGGCCTTCAATTCCGGCATGACCGAGCAAGAGGTCGCAGTACTGTTCGACATCTCTACTGCTACTTTCCAAAACTGGAAGAGACAGTACCCAGCGTTATTAGAGGTCTGCAATACTAAAGATGAGATTGGTATCAAGCGTGCCGAGAACAGTTTGTACAGTATTGCCAATGGCTGGATCAGTGAGCGGGAGATCGTAGATAAGAAGACCGGAGAAGTAAAAATAGAGCGTCGGAGACTGCCACCGGAATTACAGGCAATCAGCTTTTACTTAGGCAATCGGGCACATCACAAGTGGAAGTCTATTACTCGCAACGAAGTGGTGGGAGCTACCGACGCTCCACCGATACGTTTAATCAGGGAGGGAATGACCTTGGAAGAGGCGGCAGAACTGTACAGGCAGACCCTGCAAGGTAACTACACTCCACCCAAGCTCATCGAGGGACAATTGGTGGAGGCTACGACCAAGGACGACAACAGCTCTTGAGGACGTAGATGATCGAACGCTCCAATGAGTTCCACGTCGATGAATACTGGGATATGTCGGACATCATCTGGCGCAACTGCATCTTCGACGGATGCATACTCTACTTGTCGAAGCATTCCAAAGGCGGCCTCTATTCCTGCTACTTCACCTTCTGCATGTTCAAGGGTCATTGGCCGCAAAGCTACTATGATGCGATGAAGGCCGAGCAATCATACTATACCGCGAGAGGACGCCGAAGGATCGTGTGATGTTTACAGTATTTCATCTCGACGAACCTCGTCCCCTGGCGTTCGGCCGCAAGAAGAAATCTAAATACTATTGGACACCCGTCATCAACGAGGACGTAGATGCTGCCGCCCGCAACCGCCTCGTCCAAGACTTGGTGGATCATGGTAGCTGGCAGAACACTCCGATAATTCACAACCGTGGTAGAGTACACTATAGAGGCGAGAAGATAGGTAGAACTTTCGGGCATCGTCCCGGTCCCGCTTTTGGAGGTAGTCATGTCGCGTGAACAGCAATCGATGGAGGATCACTACAACGCCAAGTCCTCGCAGATGGCCATGGACCCGCTGACCAGTAAAGGCCAGAAGATCATGAGTGCCATGAAGGAACAGTACGGCGGCAAGAAGGGCGAGCAAGTATTCTATGCTTCGAAGAACAAGGGCAACATCACCGGAGTAGACGAAGCCACGACCAGGGACGAATGGGCAGAGGCAGCCGACGCCGCGCCTCTGCAAGGTTCCGGCTTCTATGGAGCTTTTACTACTGTCAGACCGCAGACTTCTACTACTCCGTCTTCAGGGACGCCAGCCGTCAAGACGACCAAGCCGAGAGCACCGAAGGCGAGCGCAGCTCCGAAACCCACCGTTACTACTCCGAAGGCGGCGACCAAGAGCGTTGCTCCCAAGCCAACCGTTACTACTCCAAAAGCTGCAATGTCTACTCCGAAGGCGGCAGTCTCCAAGACGGCGGCTCCGAAGACTACTGTAAAGACTGCAACGCCGAAGCCGACTGTTACTACTCCGAAGGCCGCAGTAAAAGCTCCGTCTGGTTGGGCGACTGCGCAAGGCGGCGCATCGATGGCAGGATCAGGTACAGCAGCAACGGCAAAGCCAGCGACAGCAAAGCCAAGCGTTACTACGCCAGCCGCAGCGAAGGTTACCGCAGCTCCCAAGAAGAGCATCATCGCCGGCAGAGCAATTCAGCCTATACCAAAGGCGGCCAAGGCTCCCGCCCCCGCAGCCAAGCCAACTACTACAACTCCCGCCGGTTCTACTACAACTCCACCAGCCGCGCCAGCCAAAAGCACTAACATGAGCTACGCGGAAGCGCATCGGCATCTCAACAGGCTTGGAGGTATGCCGGCTTATAAAGTAGATGAAGTATCGAGGCAGAGTGGCGCGAGAGCCCAAGCGGCTCACGAAGCTGCTATGGCGACCGGCGGCAAAGGCGGCAAAGCAAAAGTGCCCGAATGGTATAGCGGACTGACAGATGCGGCCAAGGCCCGCATCGGTCCTCAACTGGAGAAGCAGGGAGTTTCTACTTCGTCAACTTCAGCTACTACTGGAGCGAAGGGCGGCGGCGAAAGTAAAGCCGGTGGCAAAGCACCGAAGGAACCCGAGAGCACCGCGCACAAGATCGGCTTTGCCGCTGGTAGAGGTTTGCATCACGTCATCCATACCGGATCGGAAGTAACGGGAGGATTACTCGAGGGTCTATCCGAGGACAGTGATGATGTCGAGGTCCGCATCATCGCCGGCAGGCCAGTACTGGGAAGAAGAATAGCCGGCAGATGGCAGAAGCTCGATGAGGGGACTTGGACGTAGAAAAGGAAAGCACATGCCCTACGACGCAGACTTGTTCTTCGAAAGAGTACGAGTAAAGCCGTTCGGCGGCTCGCTGAGCCAGCAACAAGTAGACGGCATGAACTACTTGATGAGCGAATGGGAATGCCGTTTCGAGGAAAGCGCAGCCGAGCAATCAACTCCCTGGCTGGCTTACTGTCTAGCTACAGTATTCCATGAGACGGCGACCCAGATGCGTCCGATAGAAGAGTATGGTCGCGGATCAGGTCATGAGTACGGAAAGCCCACCGGGCCATATGGTCAATGCTACTACGGTCGCGGGCATGTGCAGTTGACCTGGGAAGAGAACTACATAAAAGGTCAGGGAGTACTTGACGAATACGGGATGAACGTCCCGCTTCATCAGTATCCGCATAGGATGCTCGAAGACCAGCCGAGCGCAATAGTACTATTCGACGGCATGATAGACGGCTGGTTTACCGGCGTCGGTCTGCCCAAGTTCTTCGATGAGAATACTGAAGACCCGGTGAACGCTCGTACTATAGTCAACGGTCACGACAAGGATACGTTGATTGCTGATTACTACTATGACTTCAAGGCGGCGCTGGTACAGATCGATGTGCCCAAGAGGCGACGGCCGGCACTGCAAGGCTTGAGGAAGTAAAATGTCCGACGAGCGAGAAGGTGAACGATGCTAAAGTATAGCTTGCTCTTTCTACTGTGCTCTACTGCCCATGCTCATGAGAGCTGGTCGAACGGCAAGCCGATACCAACATGGGTCAAGGACAAGTGTTGCGGCGAGAGTGACGCGCACGACCTCGACGCCGAAGGTATAGCTTGGTGGCAGGTCAGAGGCGGCTACAAGATCGAAGGCATAGACATGGTAATTACTCACCCCTATGTCTCGCAGGACGGACACGCCTGGGCTTTCTACTTGATGAGAGCCAGAGCATCCAACGTATTTTGCTTCTTCGTTCCCACAGTGTACTAGGAGAGGAACAATGCCAACCATTACTATAGTGAACGGTATCTTCAATGGTACTTTGACTTACGAGGAGCAACCGCCAATCAATCCGCCCGATCCTGATAACGAAGCCGGCCTGATTACTGAGTTCTCCGGTGCCAACGACGCCAGGATCGAGATCGACGGTCACGGTTATTATACTCAGAATGCAGACCGCGAGTGGAGCCTGACCAATCCAGACGAGTACAGTTTGCGTTTCGAAGTAAGAGGCGGGGACCACAATCGCCAAGATAGTAATGATGTCAATCGTAGCGAGATCGAGCGGCAAAGTCCCTATTGGACGCACGGCACCTTGATAAGCATTGCCTACGGTTTTACTTTGGAGGAGAGCCCGGCCAACAAAGCGGACTGGATGATAATCGGGCAGATACACGGTCATCAGATCGCCAACCCTCCATTTGCCGTGGCTATGTACGGCGAGCACATGAATATTATACTTCGTGATCCCAGTAGTACTGAGATCAGAGCTTACTCCGATCCGCAGCCTATAGTACGAAATCGCAAGTATGCGATGGAGATCGCCGCGCAGTTCGGCAACAATGCCGGTACGGTCAAGGTCTGGCGCGACGGAGAAAAGATAGTAGATTACGACGGGGCGCTCGGCGGCGACAGCTCGGACACCAACTACTTCAAGTGCGGTATCTACCGGGCCGCCACCAATCAGACCATCGCCGCCGTCTACAGCAATATTGATATCGCCTGATGTCCAGGGGAGTTATACTTATGATAGTAGGCCCGTTGCTGGCCAGTGCCGGCTATGGTGCGAGCATGATAGCTTGGAAACCAGTCTACGCCGCAGCGGCGTTGCTGGTCGGCGGGGCGATCTTCTTCATAGGCTTGGGGATAGTAATATCATGATGAATACTCAGTGGCCGCAACAGTCCTGGCCGCCAAACTACTTTGAAGTCTATCGCATCCGCCAAGAATACATCTTGCGGATGCGTCACTATGACTACAACCTGATGATCGGAACAAAGGAATACTACAAGGACAAGCCGGCCGAGTGGATCGAGCATTGGGTGCAGACCTACGACCCGCGCCTCGCCATGGAAGAGGACAAGCCGCCCAATCTCCCCTTTATACTGTTCGAGCGTCAGCGTGAGTTCATCGATTACTTGTACTTATTGCTGAAAGCCCAAGAGGGAGGACTAGTAGAGAAGTCCCGCGAGATGGGCGCGACTTGGCTATGCTGCGCCTTCTCGGTCTGGCTTTGGCTGTACCGCAAGGGAGCGGCGATCGGCTGGGGATCGAGGGAAAAGGACTTGGTAGACAATCTCGGCGACCACAACAGTATATTCGAGAAGATGCGGATTATTATACGTGGCCTGCCGCCCGAGATGCTGCCCAAGGGCTTCAACCCCAAAGTACATACGACGTATATGCGGATCATAAACTCGGAGAACGGCTCGACCATTACTGGAGACATCGGCGACAACATCGGGCGCGGCGGCAGATCGTTGATCTACTTCGTTGACGAGGCGGCTCACCTCGAGCACCCCGAGTTCATCGAGGCGGCGCTGTCAGAGAATACTAGATGTCAGGTAGATGTCTCCAGCGTTTCAGGCTTTGGTACTCTATTCGAACGCAGACGGGACGTAGGAGTTGATTGGGCTCCCGGCCAGTCGATAGTAAAGGGCAGGACTAACGTATTCGTGTTCGACTGGTCGGAAGACCCGCGCAAGAGTAAAGAATGGTATAGTACTAAGCGGCAGAAGGCAGAGGACGAGGGACTACTGCATGTCTTCAAGCAGGAGATCGATAGAGACTACGCTGCATCCATGGCTGGGATTATCATCCCCGGCGAATACGTAAACGCAGCCATCGATGCCCACGTCAAGCTCGGCTTCGATGATACGGGCGGCTGGTCGGCGGCACTCGACGTTGCTGATGATGTACCGGAGAAGCTCAGGGCCGATACCAGAAAGACCTTCAGCGGCAGGGGTGGCGGGGATGCCAATGCTTTTACTCTTCGAAAGGGAGTTGTACTTAAATCTGTTGATGAATGGGGTCAACGTGATACTGGATTTACTACCAGACGAGCCATCGATGCTTGCCGTATGCTTGGGCCTGTCACTATCCAGTACGATGCGGTGGGCGTCGGTGCCGGGGTGCGCAGCGAATACAATAGACTGAAGGAAGACAACTTGGTGCCCGCTGGAATTACTATGGTTCCCTGGCACGCCGGTGCGAAAGTACTTTGGCCGGAAAGACGAGTGATCGATGGCGACAAGCAATCTCCGCTCAACCAAGACTTCTACCAGAACTTCAAGGCGCAGGCTTGGTGGGCTCTCAGGCGACGCTTCGAGCTTACTTACAGAGCTGTCAGCGACAAGTTCTTTACTTACGATCCAAACGATCTTATTTCTATTCCCTCCACAATACCTTTGCTTAGAAAGTTATGTAAAGAGCTATCGCAGCCATGCATGGTTCAATCTACAAGCCTCAAACTACTGGTCGATAAGAAGCCAGACGGCAGCAAGTCGCCCAATATCGCCGACGCTGTAGTGATGAACTACTTCCCGGCCCGCTCGCCATTGCCGAGAATTACTGACACTATGCTGTCCGCCTCAAGACTACCTCAAGTTCCAAGACCGTACTTGAAGCGGCTGGAAGAGACGGCTCCCGACAAGAAGGAGGGGCCGAAGTTTCGTATCAGCGATGCAGCTCTCAAGAGGAGTAGAAGAAATGGCTGACGAGGAAAAGGAAGTAGAAGCGCCGGCGACCGAGGATGTGAAAGTAGAAGCGCCGCCCGAGAAGAAGAAAGTACAAGTATTGTGCAACATGCCGAGCGGCATCGAGCTGCGCCTGTTCGGGCCGGCAGTAAGGGATGAGACGAACGGCGAGATGCGCCACAGTGCAGTAGACGTTCCCAACGTCAAGCTCATTCATGGCGTCAACACGGTAGATGCCGAGTATATGCAGAAGTGGATGGAACAGTATAAAGACAACGCCATCGTCACTTCCGGCTCAGTCATGGTATTGGGAGAAGAGAAGAAGGAAGGCGAGGGAAGTACAGAACTTCCCGCCGATCCTCCCTCCGAGGAGCCTACCAATCCAGAGGAGCCTACCAATCCAGAGGAAGCCGCGCCTACCGAGAAGGAGCCGCCGCACGAGCACCCGCAGGATGCGGAGGAAGACTACCACGAAGACGAGTACGGCAAGAAGAAGAAGAAGCATAAGTAGTTTCTCGAGGTTATACTATCAGAGGACAGTACTATGCTCGACATGCCCAAGAAGCGAGTTCGTATAAACGCTCCCAAAGCCAGGGTGCGTATCAACAAGCCCGCCATCAAGATCACCCAAGAGATGGTAGCCCGCTCGCGCCGCAAGCCTGTCGAGCCTGGACTGATGATGAACCCCTTCACTCCGAGGTTACTACATCCTCCCGGCGTCGGGCCGAAGCCCACCAAGTATAATCAGCATCCTACTATGGCGATGGACGACGCCATGCTGTCGGGGGTCGGCTGGGCGAATACTGACCTGTCGAGCATGATAGCCGAGGGAACTACTTTTCTCGGCTATCCGTATCTTGCCGAGCTGGCGCTCCGCACAGAGTATAGACGGATCAGCGAGATATTCGCTACTGAGATGACGCGCAAGTTCATCCGCCTGAAGGCCAAAGGCGACGAGGGAGCCAAGGCCGAGCAAATCAGTATGCTCAACGACGATATCAAGAACTTCAAAGTAAAAGAGGTCATGCAGCATGTGACTGCATTGGACGGCTACTTTGGCAGGGCACACATCTACATAGACACCGGGCAGCTCGAAAGCCCCAAGGAATTACTTACCGACATCGGCGACGGTCGCAACGAGGTCAGCTTGAAGAAGTTCAAGCCAGGCTCTCTACTTGGCTTCAAGGCAGTAGATCCGATCTGGTGCTGGCCAACCAAGTATAATACCACCGATCCACTTGCCGACGACTGGTATAACCCGACAGAGTGGTACTGCATGTCGCGACCCATGCACGCCTCTCGGTTGCTGACCTTCATCGGTCGCCCGGTCCCCGACATCTACAAGCCGGCTTTCAGCTTCGGCGGCTTAAGTAGAAGTCAGATGTCGAAGCCATATGTAGACAACTGGCTGCGTACTCGCCAGTCGGTCAGCGATATGATCCACTCTTATGCAGTATCTTGCATCAAGACCGATCTGTCGGCTGGCTTGAAGGAAGGCGGCGAAGACCTCTTCAGGCGCATGGAGTTCTACAACAATACTCGCGACAACCGTGGCCTTGCAGTATTGGACATGGAAAGCGAAGACTTCGTTGTCGTGGCTACTCCGCTAAGCGGCCTCGACAAGCTGCAAGTACAGGCGCTCGAACAGATATGCGCCTCGTGCGGCATTCCGCTGGTTAAGTACACTGGCATCAGCCCTTCCGGCCTCAATGCTACGTCCGAGTGGGAGATCAGGGTTTTCTACGATCTCATCCATTCCGAGCAAGAGGCGATGTACAACGATCACTTGCACACTATACTTGGCTTCTTGCAGCTCAACAGGTTCGGGCAGATCGACGACGATATTACTTACGAATACGTCGAACTCTACGAGATGACCGAATTGGAGAAGTCGCAGAAGCGGCAGATCGACGCTACTACTGGCGAAGGACTTATCAATACTGGCGTCTTGCATCCAGAAGAGGAGCGCAAGCGTATAGCCAACGATCCCGACACGCCATACGAAGGGCTCGATATCGAGGACGTGCCAGAATTACTACAGCCGCAGATGGGCGGCCAGCCGGGCGAGCCTGGACAGGAACAGCAAGGTAACGAGCAAGACCAGGGGCAAGAGATGCCCGAGGGTCAACGTATGGACAAGGAGCATCAGCGGAAGAAAGAGCTGATGCAGCAAGACCACAAGAATAAACTACAACTAGAGAACAAGAAGCAACAGGGCCAGCAACAGCTCGCCAGGATGAAGCCGAAAGGTAAGCCGGTCGCCAAGGACGCAGATATACTTGCCGAGGATAAGCGGCACTTCGATGAGAGTAAAATACATCGCGGCCAGCCTACCAATAAGGGCGAGTTCGGTCCCGGCAACTACAATACTCCCGAAGGACAGCAAAAGCTGCGCAAGGAACAGCTCGCCGCTGGACGTATGAAGCATATGTGGGAAGGCCAGAACGTCGAGCACCCCGGTCACGGATACTCGAAGAGCGCCAAGCTCTTCCAGGGCAAAATCTATACTACCAACGTGGACGATGCAGTCAGGGCTCTCTACGAGAATAAGAAAGTAGAACTGCACCAGCCTCGTGAGGTTTCTACTTTGGTTGACAAGCTCGCCAAAGTAACGACCGAGATGGTGAAGCTTGGCGGCAAGGCTCCCGACTTCAATCTCTGCAACGTATCGGTCGCCGGCACCAACCTGTTCTGTGCCGAGGCTAAGGGAATACCTCGCATCAAGATGCCGCAACTTACCAAAGAACAGACCAAGGCTTTCCTGAAGTCTCTACAGGAGCGCGGCATCGATGTAGATAAAGACGAGGAGAAGCCGCAGTATATGCGTGCAACCCAGGATCAGATAGTAGCTGCCAAGATCAAGGCCAACGCCGACAAGATCAGGCTCGACCCGAGTAAAGGTCAGCGCAGAGTAGTAGTGTCGCGGGACAACTACATACTCGACGGTCATCACCACTGGGGCGCGATGATCGCACTCGACGCCGAGAACAACAAGCTGGGCGACAATACTATGAGGGTCGCCAGAGTTGACATGGATATTGTGCAACTACTCGAGGAAGCCGACAAGTTCACCGGAGGAGCCGGCCATAAGGGCGCTACCGCCGCCGACAGCTTCGATCCAGAGATATTCCTCAGTACAGACGAGTGGCGCGAGGAGGACCACCCTCGTGTCCCTTTTGGCCAAACAGGGGGCGGACAATTCACTAAGAAGGTAGGCGGCGAGCTGGGCGAAGCCGGCGCTCCTCAGAAGTACAGAGAGATTACTGAAGAGAAGTCCGACAAGGAGCCGGAGCGCGGTAGTGACTTTTCCAACAGTGAGCACGCCAAGAACCGAGGCTTGCACTCCGACGATGTGATGGTAGCTCTCGGCTATACTAAGAAAACCCGAGGTCCGGTCAGGGCTCTACTCAACAACTTCAATGGCTACATGCCGCGCAAAGACCTCGATAGCCTCGACCTTCTCAAGAACTACTTCCCGGCGCAGGGCTTGCACTACACTCTCGAAGACGAGATCGACAAGCTGGGCATGGAGCTGCGCAAGACGACTTGGAATGGTCAGAGCTACATTGGCCTGTTCCCGGTTAGTGATACTGCTATGATGACCAGGGCCAGCCTCAAGGATGCGCGTACTATTGTCGAGCATGTCCTCAAGGATATACCTTTCGACATCAATAAAGTACACTTCGAGACTAAGGATCGTACTTTCAAGCTGGGCGATGAGGTCATGCACTACGCAGGTGCGGCTCAGATCAGCGGTCCCGAGAAGGGCAATATTACTTTATACTTGCGGCAGCTCAGCCGCGACACCATAGCCGGCGTCACGGCGCATGAGATCGAGCATACCCGCTTCCAAGACTGGATCGACAAGTATGAAGCGGAGTATCAGAAGGTCATCAACGAGAACATGAACGTACCGGGCCGTGAGCTGATGCGCGCCGACACCGGAGAGCTGAAGCCGCCCTATGCCGAGAAGTATCCGATCTATCAACAGTACAATAAGCTGGTGAGCCAGATCAACCCGCAGACCTTCGCCCGCGCCGATGGCGTTACCAACTATAGCAAGAAGTACTGGGATTTGTGGTGGAAGGGCGAGATGTCTACTGACAGGGCCATGCACGAAACCCTGGCGGAGATGGCCAGAGTATTCTATGAGAATGGCCGCTCCGGTCCCGAGCCTGGGATGGACGTAAATCCCAAGACCGGCTTTCCAGTACATAAAGGCCCGCCACTCGGCGAGAAGAAGGCTTGGGAAGGAGTTACTGGTACAGACGACGAGCGGTTCAACAAGATGGATGAGGAGATCGAGAAAGGTACTAAGGCTTGGCATGATCTGTTCATGGCAGTAAATCCCGGCTTCCAGTCTACCGGCGCATTGCCTATCGAGAACTGGCGCGGCAGATTTACTATAGGTCCAGACGGGCATAAAGTAGAAGTCCCCGAGGAAGGCGATAAAGTACAGCCTTTTACTCCACCGCAGAAGATCGTGGCCAATACTGGCCAGACGGTCAACATGTACAAGAACCCTTCGGCCAAGGAACTAGTAGCTATGAGCGAAGCGGCTCTCAAGCGTATTGGCGACCCTGACACAGTAAAGAGTTGGGCGCATGACGAGTGGGGCGAAGGCGCATTGCGTGGCGTCATGGATGCCGCCGGCAATTTGTACTGGATAGGTGCGGATCAGGGTATTCACAAAGACCTGTTCGACAACGTAGATATGTCGAACCTTGAGAACAACCCGCTTGAGAACGTAGTATTCAATTCGTGGAAGGATACCGGCCCGGTCATCAGCTTCCCGCTGGCCAGCGAAAGCGAGAGTACTGGACTTATACCTACCAAATCGCAACTCAGGCGTCTCGCCTCGCAGGGAGTAAAATTCCATATCACCGGCGTGGAGGGCTCGAAGACCATGGATGAAGTAAGGGCGCATAAGCCGTCATGACCATCGAGAAAATGGAAGTACAAGGCAAGACCGCAGTAGTAGCTTGGTTCAACGACAAGTTCGAGCTGGTCGATAAGGACGATGCTACGCTGGTCAAGATCACTTGGCCCGATGATGGGCAAGTAGTGTTTCTGAAGCGCGACCCGAAGAACGTAGTAATGGCTCAGGATAGCCGCGACCAAAGTAAACGCCCCTGGTGGGCTGACACCGAAGAGGGGATGATTACGTCAGATGCCTACGACCCCAACGAGCCGCGCGACAAAGCTGGTAGATGGACGGAGCTAGGAGCGCATCGTCCAGATCATATACGAGACTTAAAGATACCTCCGGCTTGGAAGAATGTACTGGTGAACCATAACCCCAAGTCGAACCTCTACGTTACCGGCATCGATGCCAAGGGACGAAAACAGTATATCTATAATCCCGCCTTCAAGGCTTCCCAGGCGGCCAACAAGTTCCGCCGCATAGTAAGTCTCGAGAAGAAGATCGGCTCTATACTACAACAGAACAACCACAACCGGCTGAGCAACAACGATACGACTGCGCAGCACGCCGATATACTACATTTGATCTCGCAGACCGGCATACGTCCCGGCGACGATGCGGATCGTGGAGGAGCGGTGAAAGCCTACGGCGCGACCACTCTTCTCGGCAAGCACGTAACCAGGGACGGCAACAAGGCAAGACTACACTTCGTCGGCAAGAAGGGAGTAAGTATAGACATGGAGGTCGGCGGCTCAGCCGGCCGCATGTTGCTGGATCGCAAGAACAAGGACGACGAGGAATTGTTTCCAGACGTTACTAGGCAAAGCCTCAGTCAGTACTTGAAGACCCTCGATCCCCACTTCAAGACAAAAGACTTCCGCACACTACTGGCAACACAGACGGCGCAGGACTTGGTAGATAGCGCCCCGGTGCCGAAGAGCATCACCGAGTATAAACGAGCGGTGAAGGCAGTCGCCAAAGTAGTAGCGGAGAAGCTGGGCAACACCCCAGCGGTAGCATTGTCCAGCTACATCGCCCCGCAGATATTCGGGCATTGGCAACAAGTCAGTGGAGTACATGCATGAGCCCGCGTCTTCCAGAAGTACACTACGGCAATACCGAAGAGACGGACGATACCCCCATTCGCGACCTCGACCCGGCTGACGAAGCCGATGACGACGGGGTTGTAGTAGTTGACGGCATCGCGGACATTCTTGGCTTCGACCCTTCCGAGGACGAGGAAGGGGACGATGAGTAGAGTAAAAACCCTCAGTAAAAGGAGACTAAAGTGGCAGCAGTTCCTATCCAGATCGATGGCGTACTATGGGACCACGCCAACAAGTCCGGGCGCAAGGTATCTCTTATCGGCCACGCGCATATACTTGGATTGACTGTCGGTGGCGGCCCGATCATGCCGCCGGATCAACCTCCCGGTTCGGGCGGAACGCCAGAGCATCCTATTGTACCACCTGGGGGTTATCCTCACCCCGAGCATCCGATTGTACCACCTGGGGGTTATCCTCACCCCGAGCATCCGATTGTCATCCCGCCGGATCAACCCCCAGTAGTTCCGCCGGATGTTACTGTTCCTCCTCCAGGCTCGCCGCCTGTTGTACTTCCGATCCCAGGTCAGCCGGTCGCCAGTATTGTTCCGCCACCGTTTATTGTGGTGAGCTACCCTGGTATCGGCAAAGTCTTGGTGCCGAAGCCGGTCACTCCCAGCGACAGCATTCCTCCCGATCCTACAGTACCGCCGCCCACCGATCCGAATGCCCCACATCCCGAGCCTGTCAAGAAGAAGTAAGTACAGTCTGAGTTGAGTAGAGGGAGGAGGGCTGGCCTCCCTTTTACTACAGAAACCCCAGAAGAGAGGTTTACCATGAGCATGAATACCAGTGTGAAGCAGACCATCAACGATCTGCAAGAGGAACCGGACGCCAAGAAGCGCGCAGCTCTTGTACTCAACAACATTACCAAGATGATAAAGGCGGCTGGTCCGTCGCCGCAGAAGCTTGGCAAGCTGATGGACGATCTCACCTACGGCGAGACGGAACTGGTAGATGCCCTCGTCGGCAAGGAAGAGAAGGAAGACAGTAAAGCGGACGCGAAGAAGCCCGCCGAGGGCGAGCACGAAGACGAGCATTCCCAGTAGAGGGAGAGGGGAGGAGGGACTAACCTCCCCTTTACTGCGATGAGGATCAAGGAAGTACTACTAACGCCAGTCAGACCGAGCGCCGGCACCGAGGCTTGGTATAGAAGGCAGTTGCTCGCCATAGTCGAGCTGATGCACAAGAGTAGCGCCAAGCATATACTTACTACATTCAAGGCTGAGATGATGGCGATGGACAGCATCGCAGATCGCATCTCCAATTTGATCAGTAGTCTTTCACTGCAATTCGGGCATTCGCTGGACCCTCACGCCGAGGAGATTTCTACTAAGCTGGTCCATGAAGTCGATACTCGCACCAAGCGAGTAATGGACAAGGCGCTCGACAAGGCCAAGGTCAGCCCGATGTCGCTTGGTAAGTTTCACCTTGAGAAGAACTTGCAGGACATAGCCGCCGCCTCGATCCGCGAGAACGTAGCTTTAATCAAGTCCATCCCCACACAATACTATGCGCAGATCGAAAGACTGCTGATGGATAGTATAAAGCACGGGGGCGCGATGCAGAGATTAGTAGCCGGCTTGGAGAAGCAAATACAGAAGAGCATGGACTTGGAGAAGAAGAAGGCACGTAAGCGAGCCATCTTCATCGCCAACGATCAGGTCAAGAAAGTACAGTCAGTGCTCAACGCCGCTCGCCAGAAGCAGGCAGGCATCGAAGAAGCCATTTGGGTACATAGCGGACTGCCGAAGGAGCCTAGACCTACTCATCTGGCCGCCGGCAAGCGCCGCCAACGCTATAGAGTAGATATCGGCTGGTTCGACCCGCACGAAGGCAAGTATATATTTCCCGGCGAGCTGATTAACTGCCGTTGCTACTCTAAGCCGGTCATCAAGGGCTACACCAAGTAGGAGATAGTCATGTCCGATGAGAAGACCGTCAGCTCCGTCTCCGATGAGCGCACCGTCAACAATACTATGCGTCATCAGTACAGAGTTCTGTCGGATGCCGAGAAGAGAGACGTACTGGCAGTCAAGGACAAGGGGGCGGAACTACTTGAATTGATCGAGGGGTTTGGTTCCAGCCGCGAGCTGTCGATTGCCAAGACCAAGACCGAGGAAGCGGTAATGTGGGCAGTGAAGCACATTACCAAGTAAAAGGGAGGATGCCATGATCTCTCTACTGATTACGGTTCTGGTTCTCCTGATAGTGGTAGTTATTCTTTGCTATATCGTGGACATCCTGGCCGCCTCTACTGGTATTCCCGCTCCGGTCCCCATGCTGGTCAAGCTGGTTATCGGCTTGATTGCTCTACTGTTGGTCCTGCGTGAAGTCGCCCCGGCATTGCATCTCACCTTCTGAGCCATGAATACTTTCTCACCCTCCGACTTCATCGACTGGTCAGTAGAAGAGTGGGCTTTTGACGCCTTCGATCCCGCTCAACTACGAGACAAGCTTGGCAAGTGGACTGCTACCGGCGCAGACCGCAACAAGGCTTTCCGAGAGCTTGCCAGTCTACAGCGAGACAAGCCGGAAAGCGCCATGACTAGAGTACAGTTTGGCAACGGGGGCGGCATTCTCAATCCAGCAGTAGAACATATCGGCGACCTGACGCATCGCATGTCGGAGATGGCCGAGCACAACCGTTTCGGCTACGAGACGGTGAAGGATAAAGTAGAAAGCAACCTGAAGCGCCTAAAGAAGGCCGGCGGTCTGGGTTTCGAGCTTGAGCACAACGAGAATGTACAGAACAACGCTCAGTATCGCAAGATGTCGCCGAAGGACTTGCACGCCAAGGTCAATGATCTACTTGGCAAGTACGCTGACGAGCACGCCAAGCTTCCGGTCTACAACGAAGCCCAGCATCACGCCCGCGAAGCGGCAGTACATCTTGGCAGGAAGAACTTCGGCAAGACAGTAGAACATCTGGAAGAGCTGAAGAAGCATCTCGGCTCGCGTGAAGAGTGGGACAAGTACGCTGGCGAGTGGACCGGAAAACAGTATAAGCCGATGGCTCAAGACTGGGCCTTCGATGTCTGGAACGAACAGGATCACCCGCGCCACCCGAAAGGTACTATAGAGGGTAAGGGCGGCAAGTTCAAGGAAAAGGGAAGTACTTCAATCCTCGGCGTGAAGCCGCCTCGCCAAGTAGCCGGTATGATCTTCGTCAACGAGAAGGGCGAATGGCTGTTCTTGAGAAGGTCGGGTACCAACTTTGCTGGCTACTGGTCATTCCCTGGCGGAAGTATAGACTTGAAGGAAGGCGAGACACCGGAACAGGCGGCTATACGTGAAGCGGAAGAGGAAGTACAGCACAAGGCGGCCAATGTCGAGTTTCTACAGCAGATCACCAACGAGAAGATCGACTACCATGCTTTCAAGGCTAATGTAAAAGAGAGCTTCGATCCTACCCTCAACTGGGAGCACGATGCTTTCGTATGGATGAAGCCGGAAGATATACTCAAGAAAGCTAGTACTGGCGATTTCGATCTGCACCCCGGCGTCATGGATTTACTTAAAGCCTTGCATATTGCCAAAGTAGATAAAGATCAGAAGGACAGTCCCGAGCTGCATCCCGAGCTAGTACCTTCCGGCGGCGACGAGTGGAACAAGCGTATAGCCGCCAAGCTTGAGAAAGAGTACCAAGAAGCGAAGCCGGCGCTCGACAAGCTGATATCGGAAGGACTTACTGTCGGCGGGCCGAAAGAGACTACTTATACTGAACCGTCCGATCCCGACGAGGACGAAGAGCCGGAGGTTTACTATCCTACCTCTTGGGAGGAGATGTCCCAAGAGAAGCAAGATGAAGTAATGGAGAAGTGGAAGAGCAACAACTACAGTAACTTCTACGACAGCGAGGTCCAGAGCTGGTCCGAAAGCGGCAACCCCTTAGAGAGTGCCAAGAACGACTTGGCTGACCTTTTCAATAGTAATAAGCCTTCGGACAAAGAATTTGAATGGGCCGAGGACGCCATCAAGGAATGGTTCGAAGAGCGCGAGCCGGCCAAGCCCGATCCTACCAGTCCGATACCTTTAGAGCCCGAGGAGCCTCCGAAGCCTATACCTTTTACTGCAACTGATTTGCTCGATGCTCTCAAAGTAAAGTACGAAGGTCATGGCGAAGGTATGCAAGACCCTGACATCGAGTTCGACGACGATATGCTGAATAGTATGGTAATGAAGAAAGAGGACGAGCCGCAGTTCGCCGGCTTCGAGGACATACAGCCGGCCAAACTACTTGACGAGGACATGCGCGCCGATCTGATTGCGGCTTTGGTAAAAGCTTTCAACGACAAAGCCGAGAAGAAGTCTTACGACATCGAGCCGCCAGAGTACTTGAAGGAAGGCGTAGACGAGCAACTGGATGATTACTGGGGACAGATGGAGGATACTCAGAAGTTCCAGTATGCCGATGACTACAATATGGTCCCCAAGCCTGACGATCCACCCGATGCCAATACTCCACCCGTTCCCATTACTCAGATAGCCTTGCCGCACAGGTTCGATCCCACCAACGAGACGAACGGCGAAGACTACAAGAAGACCCAGGCTATAGCTAGGTACTTGTCTATCGAGCGGGCCATTAAAGTAATCAGGGAGCGCGGCATCAAGACCGGCATCATGACTAACGACGCCGGCTTGCGCTCCGCTCTTACTGCATTCGACAGTAAACTTTGGCACGCCTGGAAGGGCAGCTCGACCTCGTTCGAGGGTAAGCTACTTCAACTGGCGACTGCCAACGAGCTAGGCGGGCGCTTCCGCTCCCCTGGCAGGCCCGGCTCACCGTATGATGTAGCTGGGGCCATGGCTGAAGCAGACCGGCAATTCCCCAATATTGGCGGCTTCCAAGGTATTAGAGCCTATCTGCGTGCCAAGTGGGAGACTACACAGTACTTGCTCGATAAGGCCGGCTTGAATACTGTGGAGGTCTATCGCGGCATTGGCATGGATGTACCCAAAGACGAGAAGACCGAGGAGGTAGGAGTACCCAGCGTCTATGCTGACTTCGACAAGTATACTCGCCTGCCCGATCTGTTCGTGGAGCGCAACGGAGCGGCTTCTACTTCGATGGCCCGCTCCGTCTCGAATGGCTGGGGCGGCGATACTAATAGAGTAGTGTTGCGCATCAACGCTCCTCGTACTGCATTCATCAGTGTCCCCGCTTATGGTATCAACGTATATAGCGAGCGTGAGCTGGTCATTGCTGGTACTGCCTGGAACAAATGGGACGCTTACAAACGTAGTGCTCCGTCTTTCGAAGCGGTGCCGATAGGCGAAGGCTTCAAGCCGCCGCCGGTCGCCCATGAGAAGGACTTCAGTATAAGGTTTGACAAGGACAAGAGTAACTTTGGTGTTTATCTCACCAACCCCGACACCGGCAAAACTACTGTTCATGGTCACTTCTCGGTCAAGCAGTCGGCCGAGGACTTCGTGAAGAACTACGTAAAGATGAGCGGAGGGACTTCGTTGACGCCGGCTCAGAAAGCCTCGAACGAGTACCCATTCACTATTACTCTAAACAAGGCCGATAACAAGTATGTAGTCGAGAAGTTCAATCCGGCGACCAAGCAAGTATTCAAACATGCCGACTTCTCTACCAAGGCCGCAGCGGAAAGTTATGTTGATGACTACATAAAAATGTACGGTGGCAACAAGTCAGAGCCTTACGTCACCCCAGCCAAGGCGTTGCTTAATCACTTCATCCAAAAGACCGTAGCGGAGAACGATACTTCTGACGATATCGGCGAAGACTACGAGAAGACGTGGAGCTTGGCCAAGCAGGCTCAGACAGTATCCAATTGGATGTACAACTTGAAAAACAACCCCAAGTTCGTCCATCAAAGCCTCGATATACTTGCGGGCAAGGGAGTGGGCGATCTGGGCAGCGTTATCAGTAAGGTGACCAATCCGTACTTGCACTCGCACATGCAGAACGTCATTGATGCTGCTACTGCTATGGTGAAGCCGAAGCCGAAACCGCCCATGGAGCCGGTACAACCGAGCGGAGCCTCGACCGACAAGGAAGGTCATTGGAACGTAATCTATCCGCATCAGGCGAGCAACAATACTGATTACTACCAAGTTGTTCACACTTATAAGCCTTCCCCCGATACTATAAAGCAAGCCGTTCATGGCGAGTTCCACACTGCCGATCAGGCTTCAGAGTATATTAAGAACTACAATGCCGGCAAAGCCGTCAGCTCGACGGGCGAGCCTCTGTCCATGGCGGATAATCACGCCAAGGTTCTACTAGACAAAGCCATCATCAAGAACGTAAAGCAAGGTACGACTTCCAATTGGGGTGGTCCGCATTACTACTTAACGACTGATGCTTGGCCGTTAGAGTACCAGGCGCATGTGGTTGCCAACTGGTCGTTCCATGCCCAGAACGATCCCAGTGTAGTTGTAGGCAACCTTCAGGTTATCAAGGGCAACGTATCCAAGAAGGTCACTGACCCTTACTTGCATAGCAAAGTAGAAAAGATAATAGCCGACGCAGAAGCTCCGTCGATCCCCCTCTCTACTCCCGCCCCTGGTTACACCAAGATCAAGGACGTGATGCAGAAGCACGGCTTCAAGTATAATTTGGCGGCATCGTCGGAGCACGCGCATTACGATAACCCCGACATGGGGCTGAGCATCAACCTGCATGATGACGGGGGCTGGTTCGTCTATACTCACAAAGGCGGCAACTTCTTGGACAGCGGGACGGGAACCGAGAAGCTGGACAAGTTCTTAAGTACAAAGGTCCACTGAGATGTATATCGAGCTGATGAAGTGGGACGGTACCGACTTCCTGACCGAGGAAGGCAAGCGCGCCAACATCAGGGAGAAGATACATGAGAAGTACAGAAGGAAGCGCATGAGGCAGAAGAAGAAACAAGTACAAGCGCAAGACGAATGGGCCGAGGTCTACGCCTTCGATGAGGCGTCGGTCAGGTCCGAGGACAAAGTAGGCCGGATGCATATCGAGCAAGCCGTCATCAGCAAAGCTTGCGTCAGTCCCTACAAGGGAAAGCAGATACCCGGCTGGCGCGAACTCGGCCTCGACCCGGATCATACTTACCAAATGTTGCGCCATCCCGACGAACTACGTAAGTCGGTAAATACTTTCAACAACATCCAATTCCTCGACCAGCATATTCCAGTAGATATTGACGACCATCAGCCCGACGAGATCATTGGTACTACCGGCAGCAGTGCCGTGTACGAGCATCCATACTTAAAGAACAGCTTAGCGATCTGGAAGAAGAGCGCCAAGGATGATGTAGAGAAGAACAAGCGTAAGCAACTATCCTGCGCCTACAACTATAAGCCGGTCATGACCTCCGGTAACTACGAAGGAACTGCCTACGACGGGATCATGACCGATATTGTCGGAAACCACGTAACACTGGTGAAGACTGGTAGAGTAGGAGCCGATGCGGTTATCGGCGACGAACAACCCGAAGAGGAGGACTGGAACATGCCTGCACAGCTCAGCTCCAAGGCAGTACTGACGATGGGTGCCTTGCACGCTTACTTGACGCCGAAGATGGCAATGGATACCGCCGTCCCCGATCTCACCCCGCTCATCAAGGGAGTGACCGAGGACAACTACAAGCAACAGCGGGTCGCCATCGCCGACGTGATGAAGAGATCAGTAGGCGGCAAGTTGAAGCTCGCCCAAGATCAGGACATCGATGACGTGGACGAAGTATTGATGGCACTCGACGCACTGCCGGCGGCGGCTACCAGTTCCGATCTGCCTCATGCGGCTATTGACGAGGAGAATTGCCCGCCCGACAGTAAAAAGAAGAAGAAGAGGGACGATGATGAGGATGAAGACGACGAAGACGATGATGATAGTGGGAAAGGAGAGTACATGGACAAGAAGAATGGTGCCCAGGACAGTATGGCCTTCGACCAAGAAGCCGTTACTAAAGCCATTGATGATGCAGTGGCAGCGGAGCGCGAGAACCAAAGGGGTATTCGCGCGGCTCTTCGCGTTACTCGCCCGCTGGTCGGCGAGCTGGCGATGGACAGCTTCGAGACGCCCGAAGATGTCTACAAAGAAGCACTCGGTGTACTGAAGATCGACGTGAAGGGCGTTCATCCTTCCGCCTACAAGACAATATTGGAGCGCGAGAGCACTCGCGGGAAGGATACTCGGCGCAGCTCGCGCCGTGAAGAGGAGTACGCGCAAGATGCCGCCGATGGCGACAGCTTCGACAAGATGTTCCCCGAGGCGGCGCGTATTCGAAGCTCCGTCTAAACCCCCAGGTACTTAGTAAGTACTGAATAAGAGGAGAATATACTATGGCAGCCCTTCAAGGGTTTCAGACCCAGGTCGAGACGGATATGGCACCGGCACTTGCCGGGGACTTCGCTTCCGCCAATCCGCGCCAGATGGTCGTAGCTGGCCCGCTTGGACTACAAGCCGGTCCCAATGGATTGACTGTCGGTCGTTTCGCATGGCTGGACTGGCCCGCCGATTTTCGCGGTTCGGCGGCCATGGCCAATAACTACGGCACCGGCGCACCTGATGGCTTCGTGCATCGCGAGCAACAGGCATTCATCACCGGCTACCTTTCTTATGCCAGCAATCTACTTCCGGCCGGCTTCGAGACTTCGCTGGTGTACTCTGGTGATCTGTGGGCTCTCAACGATGATACAGTACAGATCAACCCTGGTGATCAAATCTACGCCGACAACTCTACTGGTCGGTGCCTGAAGACCGCGACCGCTGGTGGAGCGACTGCTTCTACTTGGGGCATCGCGGCGGCTACTGCTTCGTTCACCGGCACCATCACCGACAACGTGATGGCGACTTCCGGCGCAGTTACCGGCACCATCTACCCCGGTGCAGTGGTCACCGGCTCCGGTGTTACTACTGGAACTGTTATCACTCGGCAGTTGAGCGGCACGACCGGCGGGGCTGGTACTTACGAGGTCAGTCCTCCCAACCAGAACGTCGCTTCGACCACCATCACCATTACTTACGGCACGTTGACCTTGACGACGGTTACTGCCGGCAGCTTCGGTGTCAATCAAGTACTGACCGGCGCATCCGCTGGTGTTACTGCCGGAACCAAGATACTGCAAATGCTGACCGGCACCGGCGGCAGCGGCTCGACCGCAGTCGTCAACTATACTCAGACATCCGGCAACGCCGGCCAGGGTGTTCTTACTGGTGCGGGCGCTTCCGCTACCGGATGGTATGCCGGCTCGATGGCAGCTCCCGGCGAAGTCTTCATGATCTCGCCCAACTTCGCCAATCGATAAGTATTGGTGCAACTCAAGTAAAGGAGAAATACTATGCGATATGAGGACGCAGCTCGCGAGTGGCAGAAGCACAAGCACCGCTTCGAGGACAAGGGGCTGTACTTGCCCCAAGCCCTTACCTACATCCCCGACGGATGGGGTACCGATTTCGACATGGCAATGGACGCGGCGCAGCCGCCGCTTTCTACTGCCCCCAATAGTGGTATTCCCCACTGGCTTACCATGTTGGTCGATCCGACGACCATCCGTATACTGTTCTCGCCGCTGGAAGCCGCCAATATCTACGGTGAGCAGCGCAAAGGTACTTGGATCGACGAAACCCAGATGTTCACCATCGTCGAGCATTCTGGGCAAGTCTCGTCCTACGGAGACTACGCAACTTCCGGCTCGACTGGAAGTAACGTGAACTTCCCGCAGAAGCAGAGCTATCTCTACCAAACAATCAAGCAACTCGGCGAGCGGGAGATCGAGCGGGCTGGACGTGCTCGTATTAGCTGGGTCGGCGAAATCGACGCAGCCTGCGCCATGACCATGAACCGCTTCCAGAACTACACTTACTTCTACGGTGTTCGTGGATTGCAGAACTACGGATGGCTCAACGATCCCAGTCTTTCGGCTCCGATTACTGCTACGCCGAAAGCTTACTCTGCCGGCGCGACTGCCTGGATCACTACCGGCAACGTCATCGCCGCGACCTCGAACGAAATATACGCCGACTTCCAGGCTCTATTCCTGAAGCTGGTACAACAGTCTCGCGGCCTCATCAAGAAGAGCGACAAGATTACCGTGGCGATGAGCCCCGATAGCGAAGTCGCCCTGACGGCAACCAATACTTTCGCCGTGAACGTCTCCGATCTACTGAAGAAGAACTTCCCCAATATTACCATCAAGACGGCTACTCAGTTCTTGGCGAAGTCTTCGGCCAACCCTGGCGGCAATGCCGCCGGCAATATGATGCAGATGTTCGTTGACAGTGTACAGGGGCAGGACCGTGGGTACTGTGCTTTCAACGAAAAGATGCGTACTCACCCGATCATCCGCGACCTCTCTTCTTACAAGCAGAAGGTCACTGGTGGTACTTGGGGAGCCATCGTCCGTCAGCCGGTCTGCCTCGCGCAGATGGTCGGCATCTGAGTATATCCAAGCAACAGCGAGGTAGCTTGGACCTCGCTATAACCGGAGTTACTACCTATGACTACCAGAACAGGGACACATAAGCGGGTCCGCATCGCGGAGCAATCGCTGTCCACCAAAGTTACTGTAGCCTGCAAGTTGCCGAATGGTCTTGAGCTTCGTCTCTACAAGTTCGAGGAGCAAGTCGAGAACTTGTACGGCGGCGGCAAGCATAAGTTTACTATCGCTGTTCCTACCGGCGACATGGTGCGGTTGCGCGGCCCGTCGATACCTTGGGGGCACTCCTCGCCCGATGTAATACATGGCGTCGGGCTGACCGAAGGAGTAGATCGAGACTTCTTCGCCGAGTGGCTGCGCCAGAACGTCAATACTGAAATCGTCAAGAACGGCCTCGTCTATGCTTACGAGGACCGCTACGATACTGTAGCTCATGCCAAGGAGCATCGTAAAGAGCTGTCTGGGCTGGAGCCGCTCGATGTACGTATGGTCGAGGAGAAGGACGACAAAGGCCGGCGCGTTGAAGTATTGGCTGACAAGCGCATCGACCCTCTACTCAACAATCCAAATCTTACGCCGCTGCACGAAGGCGAGCGGCCAGGGGAGGAGTAGATGAACGGAGATCAAGGACAAGGCGGCGCGGTAGCCACACTGGACTATAACTACTTTATCACTTTGTTCCCCGAGTTCACCAACACCATCAGCGAGCCCATGTATGAAATATACTGGGATATCGCCGGTAAGTATTGCAGGAACGACGGCACCGGCTTGGTCAGCGATCAGGATACCCAGTTTATCATCCTCAATTTACTTTGCGCGCACCTGGGTCAGCTCTTTGCTGGCTCCTCGCTGATGCCGGCGCTACCCTTCCCTGGTGCAGTATCGTCCGCTACCGAGGGATCGGTCAGCATGGGCATTACTGCATTGATTGGTAGAAACCCCAACGCGGCATGGTATCAACAGACGAAGTACGGTGCAGCGGCTTGGGACTTGATGGCTCCCTACCGTCTATTCAGGTACTTCCCCGGTCCTCGCCGAGTATTCGACCCGTTTTATTCTCGGCGATGGTGATCTCAGAGGGAACCGGCCCGAGGATCGATTTCTAACGTCCGATTAAGTCGATTTCGGGTGCCCCGGCTAGGGTCATGAGGGTCCACCCCCAAACGGGCGTCCTAGCACGTTCCAAAGCCCAGGAAACAACACTTCAAACGAGAACCAGATGGCCCCTGCAAGCAAGGCGCGAGTGACCTCCGAAGTAAAGGGAGGCGACAAGTTCAAGCAACGTATGGAAGAGATCGCCCGCATGTTGGGCAAGGGTAATACTCTGAAAGTCGGTTACTTCGAAGACGCCAACTACCCAGACGGTACTTCTTTGCCGATGGTGGCGACCGTCAACGAATACGGCAGAACCTACCAGACCAAGACCGGCAAGACGGTAGTACAACCGCCGCGCCCGTTCTTCCGCAACATGATCGACAAGAACTCCAAGGAGTGGCCGAAGATGCTGGCCGCTCTACTTAAGTCCACCAACTACAATATGACCTACACACTAACGACGCTGGGGCAGGAAATAGTAGCCGAGCTGAAGGACAGCATTCTGACCGGCAACTACGCTCCCAACGCGCCGAGCACCATCGCCCGCAAGGGCAAGGGCAAGCCGCCTCTCATCGATACCGAGCATATGCTCAACAGCGCCGCTTACAAGATCACCACAATGGAGGAATAAGTGAACCTGCATGGTATGGTTGCTGGGATAATCAATACAGTAAATCCATTCGTCCCTATAACCGTACTTCAGTCGGCAGGTTATACTACCAACAATGACGGAGAACGAATACCTTTGTATAATCCGGCGATAACCGGCTTGATGGGTCAAATACAACCGTTGACCTACAAGAACATCGTCCAGCTCGAAGGCTTGAACATTCAAGGTAGCCAGCGGGCCATCTACATCAACGGCAGGATCAACGGGTTGTCGCGCGCCGATCAGTTCGGCGGCGACATCATTACTATAGACGGCGGGGTGGATGCGGGGACGACCTGGCTTATTACTCTTCCGTTGGAGGATTGGCCGGATTGGTGCAAGGTAGCCGTTACTAGGCAGAACCAATAGGAGGAGGAGACATGAGAAAGTACTTACTAACCTCATTACTGTCTTTGATAGTAACTACAGCACTGGCTCAAGGCTTCCCGCAATTCTTGAGTGTCACCGGGACACCGCAGAAGCTCAAGGCCGGTCCTGGGGTTGTTACTATGATAAACTGTGCTTCTACGGCAGGCACCGATTATCTGGTATTCTGGGACGTTGCTACAGCGCCGACACCGGGGACAACAGTAGTTGTTGCCAGCTTTACTTGGGTTAATACGCCGCTGACGCCCGATCTCGGTCTGGGCTTCCGCTTCCTCAATGGTCTTTACGTGGCAACTACTCTTAACGCCAGCGGCGGGGGTGGGGCCGGAACTACTGGTAACTGCACCATAGGCATTCAGTGATGGTCGATGTACAGTTAACCCCGGATCAGTCTACTATTCAGTGCGCTCTCAGGGCTTTCCTGTTTAGTATTCTGCCCGACACCATCGAGGTCATCGAGGCTCAGGTCAATAGAGTACCGGAACCGAAGAGCACCGAGTTCATCGTCATGACGGTGATCCGCCGAAATCGTTTGTCCACCAACATCGATCAGTACTTAGATTGCGCCTTCATGGCGGACATCAACGGCACCGACATGACTGTTGATACTATGCTGTTGGGCTATATCCAGGCTGGCCACACTCTACTCGGCGTCGATGTCCTGCCTAACTCTACTGTCGTGGACCAGCAATCCGGCATCGTCGGCGGCACCGGGGTTTATACTATAACTCCTACTCAGACCGTGGCCAGGGCAAAGATGGCGACCGGCATTGGCACCTACATGCAGCCCACCGACGTTACAGTACAGTTGGATGTCCACAGCGCCAGCCTCAAGACGGCTTCCAACATGGCGCAGATCATTTCTACTTTATTCCGTGATCCCTATGCCATCCAAGTATTTCAGAGAACAAGTTTCGATGTCGTCCCTCTGTACGCCGACGATCCCAAGCAAATACCTTTCATCAACGAGGCACAGCAATACGAGAGCAAGTATGTGGTCGAAGCCTGTATGCAGGCGAACCAAACCGTGCAGCTCTACCAAGAGTTTGCGGATCAACTGAAAATCGGCCTCAATAGCGTAGACGCCAAATTCCCCGATCCGCCGATGGTCGGGCCGCACCGTGTCTTAAGTAGAAGAGGAGAAAGGTTATGACTACAATCCCAGCAAAGCGCATAGTTGATGTCATCCCTGGTGTACTTCCCCCTGGCGGACGGGCTCTCGATCTGGTCGGCTTGCTGCTGACGCCCAATCCGAGAGTACCAGCCAATACCATCGAAACCTTTGCTCTCGATACCGATGTCGAGAGTTACTTCGGACCTGGGTCGGACGAGGCGGCTATCGCCCCGATCTACTTCAATGGTTACGATAACTCTTCCCAGAAGCCGGCCTTTCTCAAGGTTGTGCAGTATAACGTGACCCAGGTGGGCGCGTGGCTGCGCGGAGGTACTCTCCCCCTCACCTTGACGCAGCTCAAGAACCTGACCGGCTCGCTCACGGTTACTGTGGATGGCGCAGTATTCAGCAACGCCAGCTTCGGTTTCTCAGGGGCCACGAGTTTTACTTCAGGTGCCGCCATCATCGCGACGGCCCTCAATGCCGCTGTCCCGGCGGCGGCTTCCTTCACCGGCACCATCGCCGCAGGTACTCCCGCAGTTGTTGTTGGTACAATCGACGGCAATATACTTACCGTCAACAGCGTGACCTCCGGCGCTATCGTGCGCGGCGGCATCATCAGCGGCACCGGGGTTTCCGCCGGTACTGCCATTCAGAACCAGTTGACCGGCACCCCTGGAGGTATCGGCACTTACGCGGTTAGCATCGTCCAGCATGTTGCCAGTACAACAATCACCCAGACGTGGGGCTTGCTTACGGTTACTGCCGTCAGTGCCAACACCCTCTCGATAGGGCAGACCGTCACCGGCGGCTCGACTTCAGCCGGCACCCTCATCACCGATTTGATTACTGGTCAAGGACTGTTGGGTACTTACGTCGTCAACAAGACCCAGACCGCTACCCCCACCGGCACGTCTGCTACCGCAGTTACTTGCACATGGGATGCGGTGTCCTCTGCTTACCAGATCAGCTCCGGTTCTACTGGACCGGCTTCGACAATCGGCTTCGCTACTGGTACTCTATCGTCGCAACTGATGCTGACCTCCGCGACCGGAGCTGTTGCTTCGCAAGGTGCGGACGCTCCCGCTCAGCAACATTTCATGGACAGTGTTACTGCGCTCGATCAGGACTGGGCCAGCTTCTTTACTCTATACGACCCAGACACGACTTCGGGCGGCTATACTCAAAAGCTGGCCTTCGCCGCCTGGGTGAACAACACCGAGGACAACTTCGTATATATTGCGACGGATCACGATCTCAGTCCGACAGTATCCAATCCGGCGCTGGCGTCCTTCGGCTATCAACTGGTGCAAGGTGATTACAGTGGCACGGTTCCGCTCTTCCAGCCAGCCGGCGCGCTCCCCGACAAGGCAGCCTTCCTCTCCGGTAGTATTGCCAGCGTGGATTTCCAGAAGAGGAACGGGCGCGTTACTTTCAAGTTCCGGCAACAGACCGGCATCGTGGCTGATGTTACGACGGACACAGCTTACACCAATCTTGTTGGTAACGGATACTCGGCCTATTGTGTATTCGCAACCGCGAACCAGTTGTTCAACGGACTTTACGATGGAGGGATATCCGGCCCCTTCAAGTGGATCGACAGCTACGTCAATCAGATTTGGCTCAACAATCAACTACAGTTGTCGATGATGATCTTGCTGACCAACGTCGGCTCGATCCCCTACAACGCGGCAGGATATACTATGGTCGAGATGGCGGCCATGGACCCGATCAACCAAGCTCTACTGTTCGGAGCCATCCGGCCAGGGGTTACACTGTCGCAGTTCCAAGTCAGTGAAGTAAACTCGGATGCGGGCCGCAAGATCGATGATGTCTTGAGCACGCGCGGCTGGTACTTCTTGGTGGAGGATGCCGAGCCGCAAGTTAGGTTGGCTCGTGAGAGCCCGCCCTGCTACTTGTGGTATATGGATGGGCAGTCCATCCAGAAACTCAAGATCAACAGCATTAACGTCCAGTAGAAGGGAGTGACGAACTATGCCGTCGATTACTAGTGCAAACGCAATCTACATGCTGGGCGTTACCAACCTATACCCAGCCCCGCAACAACTACAGGGTTTCTCGGCGGATGAGATTTTCGGCGCGGACCCGCAAGAGATCGCCGAGGCAGTCATGGGCCTCGATGGAATACTGTCAGCCGGCTACGTCTTCGTGCCGATCCGGCAGCACATTACTTTGCAAGCCGACAGCGCCAGTAATGATGTGTTCGACAACTGGGTGGCGGCGCAGCAAGCTCAGAAAGATGTCTACTTCGGGAATGCCATCATTACTCTGCCGAGCTTGCAGAAGAAGTGGACGATGACCAACGGAGTACTTGCAACCTTCCCGCCGATCCCTGATGCGGCGAGAACCTTGCGGCCGAGGCGCTACAGTATAGTCTGGCAGGTAGCGTCACCGGCACCGGCTTAAGTAGCGAGGAGGGACAGATGGCCAGGAAGATAAGTAACTACAGAGTATCGGACGAAGGTCGGGACCAGGGCAAAGTATTCGTCTTGACCGAGATGCCGGCGCGACGGGCCGCCGACTGGGCGACCCGCGCTCTACTTGCCATGGGCAAGTCCAACGTCGAGATACCTGCACACGTCATGGAGATGGGCATGGAAGGTATAGCGGTGATGGGCTTCCAGGCATTACTACGCATGGACTATTACGACGCCAAGCCGTTATTGGACGAGTTGCTGGGTTGTGTATTATTCTTACCCGATCCCAATGCTCCCAATGTGACCAGGGGATTAGTAGACACTGACACCGAGGAAGTCGCCACGGTGATGAAACTATACTGGGAGGTATTTGATTTACACACGGGTTTTTCGCAGACCGTCGCCCGCTGGAGACAAGGACAGGCGACGAAGACGAGCCCCACGGGCTCATCGAATACGCCAACATCTCCCGAGGGATTGCGGCAGTAGTCTCCACCAGATATGCTACTCTAAATGAGCTGGATACTGTTTACAGCACTCAAGACTTGTATGATCTGATAGAGGTTATAAGAGTAGACGCCCACAATCAACTCATGTGGCGCGAGCATCTTGAGCGCAAGCATCAGCGGAACAATTAGATGGCCGAAAGCGCGACTGTAGTTGACGCCCTTATAGTAAAGCTTGGGCTGGACCCGACGCAGTTCAACGAGCAAAGCAAGAAAGTACAGGAAAGCCTAGTAGAGCTTAAGGGCGAGGCGAAGAAGCACGCTGTCGAGGTCGAAGAACATACTGGACATGCCGCCGAAGCCATCCGCAGCGTGTCCAGAGAAATACTAGGACTGTTCGCCATCTTCATAGGTGGGCGCGGACTTAAGGAGTTCTTTACTGATATTACTCGAGCCCAGCTCGCTTTGGACAAGTTGAGCTGGGGACTACGAATGACGCCGCAGGCGCTCGATGCTCTCGGCATGATGAGCGAGCGTATCGGTGGTTCCAAGAGCGGAACCATGATGGCAGTACAAGCCTTCGCCGATGCTCTGCAACAGTGGAGGATTACTGGTACTTCGCCGATGAGCGAAGGTATAGCCAAGCTGTTCGGCACCGCTGAAGTACCTATTCCTCCCAGAAATACTGATGTCGAACAGTACTTAGCGCAAGTCGCCGAGGCGGCTGAAAAGGCGTCCAAGCGCATAGGACCGGAACTTACTGAGGCGTTGATCCGCTCCTTTATTCCTGACCGGGCCATGGCTCATCTACTTGTCAGGGGGCGCGAAGCCTACGAGAAGGACATAGAGGAGCAAAAGAAGAACGCCCCTACCGACAAGCAGCAGAAAGTAATTACTGACCTTTCCGAGAAGTTCATCGATCTCAAGAACCTCATCAAGAGTATCGGCTTGTCGGTTACTGAGAATATGGCCAAGCCGCTTACCGAGCTGTTCGAAACTATCAGTAAGTGGCTGGAAGAGAACAAGGACAAGATCAAAGAGTACATTACCGATGCCTTCACCGCGTTGGGCACCGCGATTACTGTAATCACCGAGGACGTGAAGTCGGCATGGCCTACCATCAAGGAGATATTTACTTGGCTTGACAACTTCGTCAAGAAGAACCTGGGCGAGAACGGCTGGATACATATACTTGAGGCATTGGTTGCGGTAAAGCTGGCCGGCTGGGGTCTTGGTGTCGCTGCCAGCTTCGGTACTTTGGGAATAGCTGTACTTGCAGTTACTGCCGCCCTTCTGGGGTTGAAGGCGGCCATGGAGTGGTTCCAACAGCTCAAAGATGTACTACCATCCGGTGAAAAACCTGGGATGATAGGTATGCGGCACTTCGACCCGGTTACCGGAAAGGTAAGCCCTGGGCCGATGGGGCCGGGCGCCCCTGATCCTATGTGGCAGGCGCAGCCGGAACAGTATGGTTTTGACGAAGGCCGGAAGAGATGGCCCGGTGCTGTTACTCCAGCCGACAGGGATAGAGCTGTCAGGGATAAGGACGACGATATACGTAGATGGCCGCCGGAAGCTGTTGGTAAAGTAGTTGATGCGTTCGTGCAATTATGGGGGGAACAACCTCCCGCCGAGCTGGCCAAGCCTAGTCCTAATACTGATGTGTTTGGCAGTGAAGCAGTAACAACGGAGAGGGACACCGGGCGGCATCCTCGACGCGACCAGCGAGGCGAAGGAGGACCGGCTAACATAGTACATCCCGGTCCCGAGCAACAGCACAAGGACGTTCCACGTACTATTCGAGGTCGTAAGTTCCGTCCAGAGACTATCGAGGAAATCAAGCATCTGTTCGACTTCCTGAAGTCCAAGCAATCCTCGCTGGATACTATGGGCAAGATGCCTACTGCCGGTGAAAGCCCCGACTGGCTCTCGACCATGGTCCGCGAAGGTCACGAGGATACTTCAGTAGACTTGCTGAAAGCCGAGAAGCCGGTCTATCTCGGAATACTCAGGGCTCTCAAAGAGTACTTCGTGTTCTCCATCAGTGCCGCTACCAGCGGCGAGACGCACCAGAACCTTAGCGGTAGTGGTGGCGACGGCAAGGGTGGTAGTGACAATAAAGACGCGCACGATGCCGCAGGTAAAGGCGGCGATAGTGGAGGCAGTCAGCTTGGAGTAAAGCAGTCAGGTCACGTAGACCTGACGCCCGGTCATGTGAGCCCTGAGTTACTTAAGCGTTACGAGCAATTGCGCAAGAACATGCGCGAGAAGTACGGTATAGAGCTTCATACTACTTATGGATACCGGGACTTTGCGCATCAGCAAGAGGAATGGGAGAAGTCCGGTCACGGTACTCGATATGCGGCGGCGCACCCCGGCATGAGCCCGCATGGTAAAGGTAGAGCTATTGATGCTAGGCCAGGAGGAGGTACTTTAAGAGAATACCATTTGATGCACCAAGAAGCCGAAAAGGTCGGACTAGCGCCGGCTTTTCGTGGTAATTGGATGAGGGACAAACCACACTTGCAGTTACCAAGAGATGCGCCTTGGGGTAGCGAGGGAGGAGGAGAAGAAGGAAGTAGTAGTAAACCGGCTCATCATACCGGCAAGCAATCGCGGTTGGACGATGCTTCTACTCCATGGAACGAGAACAGCTCGCAGCTAGGTATAGGAGCACACTCCATCGCCTCGATCAGTAACAACCGGCAAGCCGTGTCCAGTAATACTACCTCGACCAAGCTGCAAGTCGCTCAGATCAGTATTCAGACTTCAGCCGCCGAGATGATGGGCAACAAGCCGGATGTACATCCACAGTTCGCCCGCGCCGCCAACTACGCCAAGACAGTTGATTACGGAGTTGCCTAGTCATGGCTGACGCCCCCGCCAATGCTACTGTAATCGACAGTATTATAATTACTCTAGGGCTCGACCCTTCGAAGTTTACTGTTGCCTCGAAGGAAGCCGCCTCGTCTTTCGTCAAGGTGCGCGATGAGGGAGTAAAAGCCGCCAAGAGTATTGCCGAAGCCAACGAGAAGGCGGCCAAGGCGATTGCTTCAGTAGCGCGTGAAGCCTTGGGCTTGTTTGCAGTATTCATTGGCGGCCGAGGCATCAAGGAGTTCATCACCAATATTACTAGGTGGCAAACTGAATTAAGTAGTCTATCCTGGGGGCTGCAAAGTACTTCTCAGGCTATGTCGGCGTTCGGCATGATGGTCGAGCGGCAGGGCGGCAGCGCAGCCAGGGCTCGCGCCAGCTTCCAGAGCTTGTCGGATCAGCTACAACAATTCAAGCATGGTGGCAAGCCTGCCATGTACGAAGCAATGTCGAAGCTGGCCAATCTGGCTAAAGTAGAGTTTCACTTCGACAAGGACGAAAATGTAGAAAGCCTCATTAAGCGCATCTCCGAGGTCGCCAAAGCCGCCTACGCCAAAGACCCGGCTTTGACCAGAAGTATACTTGAGCAAGGGATCATCAACCAGCCGGAAGAAGGTAAAGTACTTGTCCAGGGTCCAGAAGTAGTCGGAGAGCAGTTCGACTTCTTCAAGAAGTGGGCTCCTACCAACGAACAGATAGAACAGATCGATAAGCTACAAGAGAAGTTCATCGATCTCAAGAACCTCATCAGGAGTATCGGAACCAGCATTACCGAGAACATGGCTCCGGCCTTGACGACCATCATCGAGGAGATGAAGAAGTGGTTGGAGGAGCATCGCGAGGATATAGTACATAAAATCGAGGAAGCCTTCAAGGCTCTCAGCGAGTATATAAAGATACTCAAGGATGACTGGGAAGTCGCTTGGAGGTACTTGAAGCCGGTCTGGGAACAGATCGACAAGTTCGTGCAGGAAAATATACATGAAGGCTGGATCGGGGTCTTCGAGATACTTATAGGGTTGGCTCTCGTATCCAAGATTGCCAGCTTTGCGGCTGGTCTTCATTCTATTGTACTTATTGCCCTCAATCCGTTGCTGCGTAGTGTCGTCTTGGGAATACTGGCATTCGAAGGTGGGCGTGCGCTCGCTCAGCTACAGAATGAACAACTGGCCGCCTGGATCAAGAAGGAAACCGAGAGGCGCGTTAAACGAGACGAGCGGCGTAGGAGAGTGCGAGAAGGTACTTTACCTTTACCTCCCGCGAAGCAAGAGGATGTCAATGACATCTTTGCTACTATATTCGGTAAGGATGTTGCCAATAGAAGGCGGCGGCGGGCTGCTAGTGCTGCTAAGGGAAGTATTCGCTACGGCAAAAGGAAGCAGAAGCGCAGCGAGGCGGATACTGTCTGGCCGCAGGCGACCTATACTGGTCTGACGGGACCGGACAAAGATACTTCCGGCGACAGTTCTTGGGACGATGCAGTAGTCATTGGCGGTAGTGAAAGCGGCGGCAAAGGTACTGACAATAAAGGCGGCTGGTTGCAAGCCGCCTTCCAAGGTCTATCCGACGTAGAGATCGACAAGATACAAGAGCCGATCTACAGAGGAGCGTTGAAAGCCTTCAAGGACTTCGGCCAGCTCGGTGGCGGTAATAATCCTTTTGCTGGTGGCGGGCTTGGTGGTGGTGGTAAAGGTGGTGGTGGTGGAGGTAATGACAATCTTCCACCCAAGCCTACTGGTAAATGGTGGACACCGGAACGTAGAGCACATGCCATCGAGCGCCTGATGAAGGAAGCTCATTTGAGCGAAGCCGGCGCGGCGGGACTGGTAGCTAGATGGTCATCAGTAGAAGCCCCGCAAGGTCCAGCATCCAGAAACTACTTAGGTGGTGGACACTGGGGTGTCGGTCAGTGGAGCCATGCTCGCGCCGGCAGTGTTTATGGTAATCCTGACATCGATGCTCAGTTGTCCCTGGCTATTCGCGAATTGAATACTACAGAACGTCAGGCAGCCAGAACTCTACGTGCTGCCAAGACACCTGAAGAAGGCTCGCGCGGCGCGGCTCAGTTCGAGCGGGCGGAAGGCTGGACCGGCCAGACTGACAGGTTTGCGGGGCAAACTCCTACTTCTCGAATACTTGACGAGTACAAGTCTGGTAGGAAGTCTGGTGGTAGTGAACAGAAGAAGGACGATGACACTCCTCCACCGTTGCCGCCCAAGCGAGGCAAGGTCGGGCCGCAGAGTATGCTTACCCCCGGTGCGCGCCAGACGGCGGCCTTCGCCATGAATGACAGACCGATCCAGCGTAATACCCAGAACAACGTGGACATCGCTAATCTTACTGTGCCATCGTATAGCGGCAATGCTCATGAGCTTGCCGCCGATCTCATGCCGGCAATGATGGCACAGATACCAGCAAGTGAGAAGGCAGCATAATGGTCGATGTACCAATAAACATTCCTGGCGTCCCGACAATACCAGGGAACATCAACACCGCTATAAGTGCCGTCGCCAGTCTAGTAGTGGCTGACGCTTCCGGCTTGATGATGGGCAACGTCGCCCTGTCGCAGGGCTGGGGGATATACTTGTCTGGCATCCCGGTCATCATCGCCGATACTGTGATGCGCTTCGGCTATAAGGAAGAGTGGGCGCTGTCCGACTACCCGATAGAGAAGGGGCAGTTCGAAACCTACAACAAAGTCTACATTCCCTTCGACGCCCGCTTTCGTTTCGTCATCGGCGGCTCGGAGATCAAGCGGCAGGCTCTACTAGCCTCGATTGCCGCCATCGCCGGCGATACCAATCTATACGATATAGTCTCGCCAACCGGAGTATATCCCAGCGCCAACGTCACGCACTACGACTATGACCGCTCGGCGCGGCAGGGGCTCGGTCTTCTGCAAGTAGACATCTGGTGTCTGCAAGTAAAGACGGTAGTCGGTAGCAGTTCTTCTACTACCAGTACTCAAGACCCGTCAGCCACCAACCCCTCGGATGGCGGCAGCGTGCAGCCTTCCGACGTTCCCATACCGCCGGCCCGCCCAAACCCCGGTGCCGACTTCGGTGTCCCTATACCTCCGTCACGCGCGGATGTACTAGGCCCCAGCCCGGTGCCTTCTACTAGCTATTCTGGATCATATGGGGGCGGCTTCGTGCCGGGCAACGCCACATGAGCTACACAATACCGCTCGACCCGCTGCCGTCTCAGGTCGTATCGTTCATCCTCAACACCAACGACATCTGCAAAGTATTCATTTATTACACTAGGTACGGACTGTTCATCGATGTCTGGTGGAACAACGAAGTAATAGTGACCGGAGTGTTATGCGAGAACTACAACAAGATCGTGCGGGATCAGTACTTAGGCTTCCCTGGCGATCTCTGCTTCTACGATGGACAGGGGACCGACGATCCGGTTTATACTGGCTTGGGCTCGCGCTTCGCCTTGATCTACATGACGCCGGATGAAGTGACCTACTGATGTTCACCAAGAAGAAGATTTCAGTATCTATAGCCGGCTCGAAGATATCGAGCTTGAGCGTCAAGGACCATCGTATATCGTGCAAGATCATGAAGGACGGTGCCGAAGGCTTCGGCACGATGGAGATGGCCATCTACGGTCTGCCTAAGTCCACCATGAATACTATGACCACTCTTAGCTGGTACCAGAACTATACTACTAACAATACGATAGACGTGCAGGCAGGCGACGACGAAACCGGATTGTCCCAGGTCTATCATGGTACTATTCAGATGGCTTGGATCGACGCCCAGTCGATGCCAAAGGTATGTTTTCGCATTCAGGCGATGACCGGAGCCGACGACAAGAACAAGCAGGCTGAGCCTACTTCGGTAAAAGGCTCGGCTAAGGCTACTGACTTGTTGGGCCAGATTGCCGGCAAGCTCGGTCTTACTCCACTATTCGCTGGTATCGAGGGCATGGTGTTGAAGAATGTCTATGTGGCCCGCTCAGCAGTAGAACAGTTCACGGAGATAGCCAGATCGATAGGGGCGCAGCACTTCATAGACGACAAGAGTATGGTAGTAACTGCACCCAAGTCTGTCCGTCCTGATGATACCAGTCCGACGATCTCGCCGACAACCGGCATGGTCGGCTACCCAGGCTTCAATCAGAACGGCATCGTCGTCAAAACTTACTTCAACCCCAGCATCAAGGTCGGCGGCACTATTACTGTACAAAGCGAGCTGACGCCGGCCAACGGCAAGTGGACCGTGAACAACTTGGTGCATGAACTGGAATGCGAGGTACCTCAAGGACTGTGGTTTACTACCTGCAATTGCAGCAAGTTTGGATCGTAGAGGGAAACAACAATGGCAGACGGATCACCAGCTCAAGCGGCTCCGGTTACTGGACAGAACGGCAACCCTGGCCAGATGTCGCCGCAGTCGGGCAACAGCGAAGTCAACCAACACGCCTTCCACATACAACAGCATCTCGGACGTATAGCCACGATCAAACTAGTAAAAGTCACGGCTCTTACTGGTGGAGGAGGAGCAAAGGACGTGGCCGGGACAGTAGATGTCCAGCCTCTTACTAAGCAGATGGATGGCGAGGGCAACACGCAAAGCCACGGCAAAGTCTACGGACTTACTTACCTTCGACTGCAAACCGGAACCATGGGCGTGATCCACGATCCGGCAGTAGGCGACATAGGTATAGCCGCCATCTGCGACCGGGACATCTCCGCCAACGTAGCCAACCGGGGCGAGGCGCAGCCGGGTAGCCATCGCCGCTTCTCGATGAGTGACGGGATATACTTGGGTGGCGTCCTCAATGCCAAGCTCAAGAGTTACTTAAGACTACTTCCAGATGGCTCGTGGGTACTTCAGCCGATAGAGGGCGACAACCTCTCGCCGGCCGCCAAGTGGGATACCTCGGACAAGAAACTATACTTGGGTGGCGACCCTGAAGTGATACCGAAGACCAAGTTCGCGCCAGTTTCTACTAGCTCCGGTCCCTGCATCAACGTCAACGGAAGGTGGCAAGTATAATGCCGGCAACATTGCTGCTAGACCGCGAGATGTGGGATTTTACTGTTGACAGCTACGGCAACATTGCCCTGACCGAAGGACCGTACGCACTGGCGCAGGACGTGGCTAGCGCCGTGAAGCTGTTCCTCGGCGAACTATACTACGACACTTTGCAGGGTGTTCCCTACTGGCAGGAAGTCTTAGGCAAGTGGCCGCCGCTGGTTCTGGTCAAGTACAGAATAGTACAGGCGGCATTGACGATACCGGGAGTAGTAGATACCCCGACACCAGTCGTATATATCACCAAATGGGAGGACCGGGTTTTGTCCGGTCAACTACAGTTCACCGACGAGAACGGCCAACGCTTAGCAGTGAGCTTCTGAGATGCCATCCAATGTACCTACTCCAGCTTTTACTTCACAAGGCTTCGTCGGTCCCCTCGAATTGGATGTACTTGCCGGGGTGCAGCTCGACATCAACGCAGCCTTCAACAACAAGCTCAACTTTACTACTATGGGCGGCTCGGTTACCAACCCGACACCGCAAGGTCAGATCGCCGCCTCGCAAGCGGCTTGCGTCAGCAACGCCTACGCAGCCTATCGCTACATGACGCAGATGTTCGATCCTGCCTACTCTAAGGGTCGCTACCAAGATGCGCTGGCTAGGATATACTTCATTTATCGCAACCCCGCATTGCCGACTGTAGTATCCGCCAAGTGCGGCGGGGGTGGAAATACTATAATTCCGGTAGGGGCTCGAGCCAGGGCTACCGACGGCAACATTTATGTAAGTACTCAACAGGGCACCATCGATCCAGTAACCGGCATCGTCGTCCTAGAGTTTGCCTGCTTGGTCGAGGGGCCTATACCTTGCCCGGCTGGTACTCTCAACGCGGTCTACCAGATGATCCCCGGCTGGGAGAGCATTACCAACGATGTCGATGGAGCCATCGGCAAGCTTTCGGAGAGTAGATCGGAATTGGAGGAGCGGCGATCTCAGTCGGTCGCCATCAACAGCATGGGGCAGCTCGCTTCGATCAGAGGTAAAGTACTAGCAGTGCCGGGGGTGCTCGACGCTTTCGTGGTCGATAACCCGCTTAATACTGCTTCGACGGTGGGTGGTTACTTGATGCAGCCCAACAGTCTTTATGTAGCGGCAGTCGGCGGCACCGACTTGGACGTGGCCCAGGCCATCTATGCGTCCAAGCCCCCAGGTTGTGCTTACAACGGCAACACGCATGTGACCGTGACTGCCTCGGCGGCGGAAGGTTATAGTACTCCGGCTCCGACTTACTTGATAACTTTCGAGCGCCCCTCACCTACTACTACAGTGTTCCTCGTGACTATTGGGCAGGGACCGGATGTACCTACTGACGCGGCAACGCAAATCCAGAACGCTATAGTAAATGCCTTCAATGGTGGCGACGGCAAGCCGCGCGAGCGCATCGGCAAGAGGATTTATGCTTCACGTTACTATCCGCCGGTCGAGGCGCTGGGCGACTGGGTGCGGCTCTATCAAATACTTGTTGGCAACATCAACGTCGCGCAAGCGACCTTCAATGGCTCGATAACTGGTGCGGTGCTGACGGTCGGCGTCATGTATACTGGTAATATTCAGCCGGGAGCCTCGATGGTGCAAGATGCGAGCGGGACGGTGATGGATGGTACTTTTGTCGTCAATCAGCTTACTGGTGCTACTGGCGGGGCCGGCACTTATACTGTCAGCATCACGCAAACCGTAGGTGTTGAAGATATGAGTTGTGTAACTCCTTTGAACTTGTCTTGCCCGGTCAACATCGATCAGTATCCGGTGTGCGATCAGAATGACATCAACGTCGTCGTTCAATGAGTAATATTAGATGAGCAATCCTTTTGATACTACTGGACCTCCCTATCCGCCGCCACCGACGCCGGATCAGATAGGTATTGGCATCGGTGCCATCGGCACCATGCCTATCGGCGATGTCGAGCTGTTCCAGTACCGCCAGACCATAATCTCGCAGTATGCCAACTCGCCGATTATGGATACTTGGATAGACTACATAAATGCCTGGTTCGACCCGACGAACCGCATCGTCGAGTTCTACGATAACATCATGAACGTGGACACGGCAGTCGGCTACGGCCTCGATGTCTGGGGCCGGATCGTCGGCGTCAACCGTGTAGTACAAATACCCACGTCTACTTGGTTCGGCTTCGCGCAAGCTCTGCCTACCTCGGACGTGTTCGGTAGTCAGGGAGGCGGCTCGGCTTTGTGGAGCGGCGAGCCTCTGACCCATAACTACTACATAGCGGATCAGGAATACCGCAGAATGATCCTGGCCAAGGCTATGTACAACATCACTGATGGTAGTATTAAGTCGATCAACCATCTGATGATGGAGTTCTTCGGCACTACTCCAATCGTGGCCAACTTCACCGGCAGCATCGTACCTTACATAGCTTCGCCGACTTCGCCGGCTACAGTAGATAGCCAGTTGTTCGTGACCGCTGTCAGCAACGGTACTATTCCGATAGGCAGTGCCATCAGTGGCCTCGGCATACCTGACGGCACCCAGGTCGAAGTACAACTCGAGGATTATACTGGGGGATTGCAGCCTTATACTACCGGACGCTATCAGCTCTCGCCGATTGGAAGTACTTTGAAGGTCGGCAGTGAAGCCATGCAAGGTACTTACCGCATCCCTCGTCGCGGCAATGCCTGGGTGTCGGAACAGCCCGAAATCATGCACGCCTACTTCGGCTTCTGGCAGGCTGACGGCTTGGGGCCGCCTGTACTGCCAACCATCGGCCCGGTCGGTGACAGTAATATACAAGGCTTCAACCAAGCCGGTTTCTTCAATGGGCAGTTCGTGCCGTCGCATATGGGCATTACTTACAACTTTGCCTTCCAGCTCTCGGGCGTAGAGATGGCGATAGTTACTCAATCCGGCATCCTGCCGCGCCCCGCTGGGGTTTCTAGTACTGTGGTCGTCAAGTATTGAGGTAGAAACAAATGCAATACAACAATATCCCGGCAAAGTTCAATGTTCCTTGGGGCGCTTCCGCCGGTCCCTCCTACATCAGACCCATTCAACTTTCGTCCTTGATAGGAATACAAGCCGGGGCGGCTTCGCTCACTGACGGCTTCCCGCCTCTCTGCTTTACTCCTACCAGTGCCGGCGGCATCCCGCCGGATGGTCGGGACATGAATGGAATACTTAACGAGATTTCAGCCTGGGCGCGTTGGACCGCAGCCGGCTCCCCAGTACAGTACGACAGTGGAACCTCTGGCTTCGTCAGTGCCATCGGCGGCTATCCGCAGGGAGCTATACTACAATCTACTATTGCCGGAAAGCTGTGGCTGAACCTCGCCGACAACAACAGTACAAATCCAGATGCACTGGGTGCGACCAACTGGGTAGGTATTCCGACGTTCGCCGACTTGGCGCTGGTCCTGGCTCCTCTGTACCAGCAAGACGTAGGTATAGCCAACCAGCTTCAGATCAACCCCACTACTCCTTACTTGCACTACGTCAAGGGTATGATCTTCTTCGTGCAGGTTGCGCACACCAATACTTCGACCAACGTCACCATCTCCGTCAATACCCTGACGGCTCAGCCTATTACTCACCCAGATGGTACTTCTTTAGGCATCGGTGATCTCAAGGCCGGCGCTATAGTCGCTATCTGCTACGACGATCAAACTCCTCCCGTCGGCTTTTACAATACTCCGCACTTCCAGGCTATCGGGCTCCAGCAAAACCTGACCAGCCTGGAAACCGTTACTGGCGGAACCTATACTTACTTGAATACTGACGGCAACAAGGTCGTGATGCGCTCCAACAGCGGCAATGCGATGGCTGATACTCTCCCCGGCACCGGGCCGGGAGTGTTGCCGGCTTTTACTCAGATGCAGATCAAGAACAATGATACTGCCGGCTTGTTGTCGGTCGTGGCCGGCAGTGGAGCCGTGCTCAACGGTACTCCGCTGGGTTATCTAGTACTGGGACCGGGGCAGAATGCCACAGTCTACAGTGACGGCTCCAACTACTTCGTGCTGCAACGTCCTGACCGGGTGCGGCTGGGTTTGACCCCTGGGTCTTTTACTACTCTATACGTCAATCCATCGGGCGGCGCTAATAGTAGTGATAACAATACCGGACTGGTGCAGACGCAGGTAGCCGGCACTATCACCGGGCCGTTCCAGACGATCCAGCACGCCCTCAACGCACTGCAACAGTACTACGACCTGAATGCCCAACAGGTCAAGATCAAGTGTGCGGACGGCAACTATACTGTGGCTGGCGGCGGCAATGTCTTTTATATGGCTGGTCCCTTGGTAGGGCAGACCAGTGTCAGTCAGTTGCTCATCGAGGGCAACACTACTACTTGGGCCAACTGCACCATTACTTGTACTGCCAATAATGCCATAGCAGTGTTTGCCGGTGACGGTGCTCGCTTCCAGATACAAGGCTTTCGAATTACTTCGACTGGGAGCCCCAACGGTTTCGGCCTTGCAGCCGGCGGTACCGGATCGACCATCAATTACCAAGCCATCGACTTCGCCGCCTGTACTCAGTATCAGGTAGGTAACTTCGCCGGCGGCACCATCAACATCGTGGGCAACTACAGTATATCGGGTGGCGGGGTCAGCCACTTCACCAGCCAGTCGGGTGGTACTATATCCTGTTCCGGCCCCAACGCCGGGTTTACTGTAACACTGACGAGCACTCCTAACTACAGTGGTGCCTTCTGTTCGGTGTCTACTAGCTCCAACTGGAGCTGCGCTGGTGCCGCCAGCGGCAACATTAATTGGGTAGGCGCGGCTCTTGGAGTAAGATGTGCGGCTACCTTGTCGAGCACCATCAATACTCAGATGGGCGCGGCGGCTTGCGCGACCTTCTTCCCCGGCAGCGTCAACGGCACGGCTTCACCTTCTACTGGTGGATACTTCAACTAGGAGGACAGCATGTTAGTAAAGCTCAAAGCACCGGAAGGTTGCTACGAGATCGGCTTCGGCAAACTACTTACCTATCCCGACAAAGACGGTACACTGAGCGTCCCCGGCAGTGTAGCCGACGCCTTCATCGAAGCCGGCTTCACCAAGGCAGACGACCAGCCGAAGGAGGAGGAAGGCGCGGATGAGGCTTTCGATACTACTTACCACCTGATGGCGTTGGGCATCCACCCTCCTTTCGAAGGTGATCCCAAGGAGAAGCTGAAGGAACTACTTGATAGGCGTGGTTCCCCCAAGGTAAGGATCAATCCATGAAGCGCCTGTTACTTGCACTGTTGGCACTCGGCTTCGCCAACGCGGCTCATGCCGATACTCCGCTATTCTTCCGGCTGACCCAGCCGTACTTGAAGAAGCTGCCGCACGTCAAGCAAAAGGAAGTAGTTTACGCCCAGTCGGTGCCGCAGCCACCTTGGACACAAGGTTACGTACCGACGCCTGGGCAGTGGAACCAGGCTTGGGCATCCAAGCAGGATGTACTTGGCTATGGTCCGCTCAACAGTGCCGGCGGCTCGATGACCGGGCGGCTGGTGACGTGGAGTGGTTACGTACAAAATGCCGGCTTCAACCTCGCGCCCGGCAATGTACCTTCGCAGCCGCAGAACGGCGATATGTGGGTTACTAGCGCCGGTCTGTTCGTGCAAGTCAACGGAGGTACAGTCGGTCCCATTCAGCCATCACCTGGTACTAATGTCGCGGCATCTCTGCCGCTGACCTCGAGTAGTGGCGGCAGCACTACTACTATCAACCTCAACAACGGTGTCTCCGTTCTTCTGCCGTCATCTTATACTGGCCCGCTCGCCGGCTTGGAGATGGTGCAGCCAGTACAAGTATCGACCGGAGCCAGCAAGACTTTTACTACCTCTGACCTGTTCAAGCTGACGCGCCGCTCCAATGCCGGTAGCGCGATGACCGATACTTTCCCCTCGACCGGAGTACCGGGCATGGTCGAGGGCACTCGCATTGTAGTAGACAATGTGGACGGTTCGGCTTCCATTACTATCAATGCCGGTGTCGGTACTTTGATGCCCAATGGAACTACTGATGTCATCGCCGCTGGCCGACAAGTCAGCTATACTTACAATGCGGCGTTGACGCAGTGGCGTTGGGTAGCCAATTCCAACAGCGCCGCCTTGGCTAGCGCCACCAATACTTTTACCAAGAGCCAGTTGATAAACCTCAATACTGTTGCTGCACCGGGCTTGCAGACGGGTGATCTCTTCCAGATCACCGGGCCGGATACTACACAGACAGGCATGGAGATCAATACTTTCGGTGCCATTCCGGTCTACAACTTGATCCGTTACGACGGCACCAACGGGTCACGGACGGCGGTGATCAGCGGCGACATGCTCGGCAGCTACCAGTTTCTGGCCTATGACGGTTCGGGTATAGGTACCGGCGGCTACATAGCTGCGAGGGCAACGCAGAACTGGACGGGCGGCGCGCACGGTACCAAGACTTGCATCGGCTCGACGCCGACTGGTAGTATTAGTGCCGCCGACAGTCTATGCCAGCAACCTTCGGGTGGCATTACTATAGGTTCGCCTTCGGGCGGCACTGGCGGCGACATGGGTGCTGGTACTATAAACGTCGCCACCAATATCTACAAGAACGGTGTCGCGACTTCCGGCACTGTTACTAGTGTCGGCGGCAATTATCCGCTGACTGGTACTGTTACCGGCGCGGGCAACCTTGGCTATGCTGGCCCGACGACTAGCGGGCAGCTAATCTACAACAGCGGCAATACGCTTCTCTTCACTCCTTTCAACGGAGACATGATCCGTATCAACGGGACGATCTACCAGATACCTACTACTAGTATTGCTTGCCACGATACCGCGACCTATCTGAACGGTTCACCGGGCGGCACTCTACTGTCTGCCAACTACTACTGGGTGTTCTTGTTCAACAACGCTGGCACCTTGACTTGCGACTTCTACGATAGTGCTCATCTCGGTCCCAATCATCACCAGCGTGACGTGACGGCTGGCAACGTCGGTACGGAGGTCAGGCAGATCGCTGGTCCAGGTGTCGATAGTACTCGCAGCTTGATCGGCATGGTTTACTACTATACGCCGCAAGGCGGCTTCGCTTCGTCAGCGTCGTTCCGTTTCGTGCGCTCGTGGTATAACGACTGGGGCGAGACTTGCTCGGATCAGGAAGGCTCGACTTTCACCGTGTCTTCTACGAGCGCCGTCGGCATGATGACGAACTTCTGTCAGATACTATGCTGGAACAACGAGAGCATGTTCGCCACGGGGCAGGCGACCGGCTTCGCGTCGGCGGCAGTGTCCACGGCAGGTACTGGCGGCGGCTTCATCCTCGGCTTCGACAGTGCAACCAGCGGCAGTTGGTCGGTAACATGGTCTACTGCTTACGCCAGCCAGCCAGCCAGCAACACGCCGTTCTTTGCTACCTACGCTGTTCAGGGACTTTCTGAACAAATACACTACGTGACGCTGGGCGGCTACGTCCTCAATGCTTCTAGCGCCAACTACAACTTTAGCGGTCGCTCGGCGCTGGCTACGACCCAGCGTCATTAAGGGGGACTACTTTATGCCAACGCTTGCTGATATGCCAACGCTTGTTGAGTTGTTCGTCACTCTCAGTCTGATTACTGTACATGGGCCGCAGGGTCAGGTCATCGAGTTGAACGTCAACGAGATCAGCTCGATCCGCCAGCCGCGCGGGCATGGGCACTTTACCAAAGACATCAAGTGCCTCATCTTCATGACCAACGGCAAGTTCGTTTCCACGGTAGAGACATGCGAACAGATCAACAAGTTGATCGAGGCTACGCACAGCTAATTTTACTGAATTGCCCTCGCACTGGGCTGGCAGTAGAACCAAGCTCTACTGGCAAGTCGAGGTACAGGGTGATGGGTCTGCCGGGGGAATGCAGTCTACGGCCTACGTCCCTCCGGGTCGATTACTGTTGAAGAGCGGTACCTGCCTGGCTCCCGCTCCTACCCTCGGCAGACACCCATGTAGATCATGCGCGCCTCATCCCGATCCCCTTGAGGCGCGCTTGATACCGTGAGGCTAAATCTTCCCTGGTTTTCCTCATGGTGGGTAGTGTGCTATAACTCAGCCCCTCTTCTACCAGTCTTGCTGTTTGAGCTGGTGGAGAGGGGCTCTTTTTAGTATAGGCAACCAGGGAGATAGTAATGTCCACTACGCATAAAGGTTCTGGTACTCATCACGACGACGGTAGTTTTACCTTCACGCCTGATACTGGCGGCACCGTGCCGCCCGATCCCGGCACGCCGCCCGCATTCGATCCAAGCAAGCCGCCTTGGGTTTCTACTTCGGCGTGGAACAAGCCGGTGAAGAGCAATGCCAGATATACCAACATAGCGTGGCCGGCTTCTACTGGCTGGAACTATTGGTGTACTTGGGAGAGCACAGGAGTTCCGGTCTACATCTCCAAGCCGGATGATCCCATGGTGCAAGTTACTTGCAAAGCCGACTGGGGCTGGCCGGCAAACCCGAGTCTTCGTATGCCGAAGGGTGCCGACGGTTGTCCCGGCTCGCCCGGCGAGAGCAACCCCGATCACCCGATAGTAGTAGTTGACGGGACGATGGCCTGGAACTTCTGGCGCTTCTATCGGGATAGTGATACTACGGCTCATGCGACGAGCCAAGGTAAAAGCGATGTCATCACCGGCACCGGCTGGGGTGATACTACTCCAAGTCCAGATCAGGGTGCCGGCACTGCCGCTTGTGCTGCATCTCAGCTCGGCGGATTACTTATGCAAGCCGAGACGGATGCGGGCGACATCAAGCACGCCCTCGGGCTCGCCTGCCAGACTTCCTTGATCCGCCCCGGCACAGTAGCACCAGCCATCGCCAACGATGGCAAGACGGCCAATGGTCCTCTACAGGAGAGTATGCTTCTGGCCATTCCGTCAGGTACTGCAATGCCCAGTAATCTTTCGCCGCTGGGCCAGAAGGTCTTCAATGCCTTCAAGAACTATGGAGCTTACGTGACCGACGATGGTGGTAGTGATCGCACTACTATCAGGGCCAATCATCTGGAATACGATCAGGCTACTATGGACCGGCTTCGGCAGGACATGCCGATCCTCATCCGAATGCTGAAGATCGTCTCGTAGTAATCGACTGCCCCCGACTAGCCCTGGCTTCGCGCCGGGGCTTCTTTTACTCATATACTTAGCCGGCTAAGTAACTAGGGCTGGAACCATTCGAGCCGGGTAGGCGTTTGACCTCCCGCTTTGACACCGGGTTGCGTCGGTGCTACCGCGCTAGACGACGAGGCTACCTTTCCAGCGTCCTAATGCCTCGCGCCGCCCCCTGACAGGTGAGGGGGGATCGAAGAGCGGGAAGGTGCTTTGGGTGTCGCCTTCCCGGCTCCTCTCGCCCCTGGCTGGGGCTCACCCCCCTAACCCCTTAATCTGGTTACCGCTCGGATGCCTCTAGGAGCCCCTAGGGAGCCCGCTGACAGGCGTCCTCTGAGCCGCCCCGATCCCCCCTCCCGCTCGAAAATCGCCGTCTGGGGTGTCCCCCTCCCCGGCAAATGCCATTTGCCGGGCTTCCTATCGGTCTAGGACGCCCGTTTGGGGGTGGGGTGGCATCACCCTAGCCGGAAATCGTGAACGGCCGTTCTAGCCCCCTCCAAATCGATCCTCGCGCCTCTCCCTCTGTGCCCTAGGGGGTTTCCAGCTCGACAACCTAACCTCCTAGCCGGTTTGAGCCGGATCTGAGATTGAGACGTTATAACATTACATTCACCAGCTACGAAAAAGGGCGAGGGGGTGAACCCTCGCCCGCAGTAGTTAGTCGGTTATGATTTCGAGGTTTTCGAGCATCCGCGCCATCTCATCGAGCGCCATCGCCTCACCGAGATACCGATAGCGATCCTTGAGGCGCAGCGTCTTGCTGTTGTAGTTTTCTCGCGGGGTCTTAGCCCGCTCGCGCAGATGCAGTACCAGCCAGTCCCGAAAGTCTTCGGGGTGTCTGACCTTGAGGGTGCTTTTCATAGTACTCACTTTCTTATTCGTAGTGCGGTGCCGGGTTTGGCCATGCGTGCGGCCAGCCGGCTTGCACCATTGCTTGGTAGCGGCCTTCGCTGGCCATGGAGTAGATCGAGCGCCGCCCCTTGTTCGGGCCAGCCGCCAGCTTGTTGTTGAGTAGATCGCAGTAGGTTTGCGCCTCGTCCTCCGTGAGGAAGCATTTCGGTAAGCTGTCCTCCGGTGTCATGTTGTCGTAGCCCTTGAGGACTTCGGTGATAGGATGCCCGGCATTATACCACCAGCCGCCTTCCTCCGGTCCCCCGTAGCAACGATCAACGAAGTGGATGGCGACCGAGTAGTAATCCGGCTTCGGCTCCTCCTCCTCTACGTACTCCATCACCGCCTCGTCGTCCGATCCGTCGCCGACTTCGCTGACGACGATGCCGTTGCAGTGCGCAGTAGAAACGTGGATAGCGTCCTCTGGCAGCGGCTGGTCGACGTCCTTGATGAAGTAGTTATGGGGTGAGACGCCACGGTAGTAGCAGATGTCCACATTCTTCTGTGTCTTCTGCGCCCGCTCGACCGCATCGGCCTTCGCGATTTCATAGATCATAGTAGTCCCTCTCTGATGTGCAGTCTGGCCATCTTCAGTACTCGCCTGACGAGTAGACCGGGGATCACTCCCCGGTTTCGGCCTTGGGGTCGTACTCATCGACCTTTCGAAGTTTCGCGTACAGGGTGTTCGCCCAGTCGCGCATCTCATCACCGCGCATCGGCCCGGTGAGATCGTTGTAGAGGCGGTTCATCAACGCCTCTATGGTGCGGACTACATCGCCATCAACGATGTAGTAGTCTTTGGGAAAGCGTGTCTGCATAGTCACTCCTAGTCATGTGTCCCGATATGCATAGTACCATGCGTCTTGCACTTGAAAGCATACATGCAAACGCACTCCATGACCTCGGCATCCTCGCAACAGGCGAAACGCTTGATGATGTCGCGCCGGTAACAGGCATGACCGCAACAAGACGGTTGTAGTTTGCGAACAGCGAAGGCGCGGATAGGAGCGGGCAGCTTCGATCCGCAGACCTTGCAGCGGGAGTAGTCTTCGATGCTCTTGAAGATCATCTCAACACCCCATGCGCCGCTCGGCCGCACACATAGCCTGATACTCTTCCTCGTCTTCGCAATCCTTGCGGTAGCGTGCGAGGTCATCAGGCTTGCAGCGCGCCTCATCGATCACCGGCACCTTCCCGGTGCCGTCGCACACATCGCACGGCTTGTCGTAGCCGCCCGACATGTAGTCCTCTCGGAAGTCCGGTCCCATCTCATCCATCTCGCTTTGCGTGAAGGCTCCGAGATAGGCGCTCGACTTGCCGTGTCCCCTACAATGGGAGCAAATCTCCCAAGTGTAAGGTAACGTGACGATCTCATCATTATCGTCCAAGTAATGAGGATAGTCCATGGTAGTCCCTCTCTTGAGAACAACTGGCCTCGTCAGTGACCGCATCACGGTCAGAGAGACGGGGATTACTCCCCGCCCCTTTCGGCCTTACTCCCCGATCAGTCGCGTCCGAAGCCGAGAGGCAACTCGGCTCCTTCCGCCTCTTGCGCAGTATCGAGCGCAGAGGACAGGTCGAGGTCGATGAGGGCTTGCAGCTTCTCGCCAGTCGCGCCGTTCTGCAAGTTCTCATTCATGTTGTCGAACCATTCGGAGTATTCTTCCTGAAGTTCAACAAGCTCTTCGAGGGCGGATACTGCCTTAGAGGCAGCTTCCATCCAACGATTAGTGCGGCTTTGCTTCTTGAGTGCCTTACTCATTTTGTAGTCCCTCTCTGTTGACTGACCTTCGTCAGTGGCCGCGCTACGGCCAGACCAGCGGCGCTCCGCGCGGCCGGTTTCGGTCTTGTAAAGAGGGAGGCTCACGATGTCAAAAAACGCGCAGTCGGTTGACCGCTCCGCTTTATAGCACGTCTAGGGAATAGGGTCAAATGAAAGTATTTTGCAACCAGTTGCAAAATGCAATCAGTTTTCTCAGAGACAAAAAAAGGGAGAGCCGAAGCTCTCCCTGATTTGGTAAGTTATGCCGACACCCGCTGGCGAACCCGCTTGGCCGGCGTAACCGGGGCGGGGGTTGCCGGTGCCGCCTTCGTCCGCTGGCGAGTAGCAGCGGGAGCGGGCGTAGCCGGCTGGACCTTGGCGCGTCCCTTGGCGGGCTTCGCTCCGTTGGTCCCCTGTATCCCCCGCGTCAAGCTGGCCAGCTTCCAAGTAGTTTTACCGTCGCGGTTCTTGCCCTTGACGATATCCTGAAAACCGTACTTCCACTTGACGTGCCAGAGGGAAGCAGAAGCGGCGTTGCGGGCGACATCCAAAAAGTCTTGGATGTCATCGAGCGTCATCGCCTTCTTGTGAAGCGCCGAGATCAAGTCGCCGATCTTGCCCTTGGGGGTAGCGTCGGTGAGGTAATCGCCAGCGGCTTCGATATGGGAGCGCCTCACTGCCTTCTCGCGCTCTTGGGCGACCGGGGCAGTAGTGCGAACCCTTCCCTTGGCGGGGGTGGCGGGTGCCGCCTGCCGAGTAGCTCCCCGCTTGGGGGCCGCCTCGGTGGCGGTAGGCTTGACTTGGACTTTCGTCCTCGTCTTCGGGGCCGCCGTAGTCGCCTGCTTCGTCTTGGCAGTCGGGGCGGGTGTCTTCCGCGAAACGCGGGCTTTGGTCGTAGCCATGGTCATAGTCCCTCTCGGCGGCGGAATTGCCGCAATCGCCTATATGGGGAGTATACCCCTCTGTGTCAACAACTTTTTTCATACCCCGTCAACTCGTTGAAAAGTAAGGAAATTACCCAGGGATCAAAACCCTGGCCGCCGACAGGATGAGCGGCGCTAGCCCATCTCGCTCGGCATAGGGGTGCTCGAAATAGTCGAGCACGTTCAAGTAGAGCTTGGCCTGTCTTTCAGTAGTGGCATTGAGGAACGCCTTGGTGAAATAGGCCGTTACTACTATTCGCACAGCTTCGGGGTTTTCATCCTGTAAGTTTTGCAGTAAAGCCTGCACCTTCATCAGATTACTATTGCCGCTGGCCAACGCTCTACACAGATCGATCACCGCATCGGTTTCGAGCACCGCTTCCAACAGCCTAGCCGCCTCGGTCTGATTTGCTGCGCCGTAGGCGATGGCGAGATTGCTCAAGGCTTGCCTCGGACTACCTTGGGCTTGCCTCACTATCAAGTCGAGGACACCGGACGCCAGCTTGATGTCCTCTTGCTTGCAGACCCATTGCACCAGCTTACCAAGCTCGGCTTCACTGACTAGTTGTAGATTATAAGCCGATGAGCGGGTGCGAATAGTCTTCGGTACTTTGCTTGGATTGGTAGTGAGGAAGAACCAGTAAGCAAAGTCGGGCGGCTCTTCTGTGTCTTTCAGTATCGTGTCCCATGCCGCGCCGCTGAGCCGGTGCGCTTCGTCTACCAAGAGGGCTCGCCTACCTCCGGTGAAGGGTCTATGGCGGATGAGGTCTTGCACGGCTCGCATAGCATCTACTCCGGTGTCGCGAGCTGCGTTGATCTCGATGAGGTCAGCTCCATCCGCGCCGATTTCGTGCGCCGCTATCCTGGCGAGAGTAGTCTTGCCGGTGCCGCTCGGTCCAGCTAGCAGGAAGGTCTGCGCCGCTCTTTCAGTAATAGCTTTGTGCAGCGACCTAACTACTTCTTTTTGGCCAATGACATCGATCCAGTTCCTTGGCCTATATTTGTTTATGAAAGTCTCGCTCATTACTTGATCCTCACTCTTCCGATAGAAACTACGTTGCCGATCCTCACCCGCTCCCTCGGCTTGGCCGGCTCTCCTTCCATCACGCTATACCCGAAATACTCGAGGATGGCTTTCTCTGGATCAGTAATGAAGTCGAGCATCCAAGTCTTTACGCTGGCTATGTCCATGGTCTTGTAGTAAGGTCGATAAGAGTACTTGCCACTGCCCTTCGATTGCAGCCAAGCCGTCAGCCTCACGTTGCTATCGTTGGGGCTGAAGTCCAGATTGAAGCTCGGTACGATGTTACCGTCTTGCATGAGTAGTTGTCCAATGCCGTTCTTGGGCCGGTTCTTGTCGTAGAGACGCATAGGCCAGCGATTACTTGTATTCACGATACCCTCCATCAGAAGTGCTCTCAAACTTACCAATCTCTTCCAGCTCGTGCCAGTTCGGCCCGATAGATACCTCAACCGCCACCGGAGTGATGATCCAGTCGTATTCTACTAGCAGCATGTCCTGTAATATTGTCGGTAGATAGTAGTCTAGCTTCTTCTTGCTGAAGCAGAAAGTAATGTCATCGTGGACCTCGAGTATCGGTTGCAAGTCCCAGATGTGACGCTCCGACAACCTAGCTAGTGCTTCCATCACAATCTTCGCCTCGTCAGCCTGGATCGGCGAGTTGACTATTTCAGTATAAGCGGTAGGTGCCGGTCGCCGATAGCCGCTCAACCCGGTAACGTAACCGTTTAAGTAGAAGTCATTCCTGATGCGATCCTGCCATCGCTTGATCCCGGCGAACTTCGACCATAGCTGGTTCTGCAAGTCGTAGGCAGTATTGATCGGGATATTCAAGTAACCATGCGAGGCTATCGAGGATGGAGCCGCCCCGAAGAATGACGGGAATACGAACTTGTTCTTCGCCTTGTGCCGATACGATCCTTTCAGCTTCTTGTCGGACAGTGCCCGCACTCCTTCCTTGATCCAGCTCGGATATAGTTTTACTAGCCGCTCCATCCAATCCTGATGAATGTCGTAGTGATCGATGAAAGCCTGCACCAAGCTCGGGTCTTTACTTTCCCAAGCCACGTTACGAGCCTGGATGCTGGCATAGTCTACTGACACGATGATGTCGCCGAGAGGAGCAACTACTTGTGAGCGGACTTCCTTGCTTTCGAGGTCGCGCTTGTTCTGGTTCTGGATGTTGGGATCAGCGGCGGATGTCCTGCTAGTAATAACCCTGGTTGTCGGGTAGCTCGGATGCGCCTTGCCGTCAGGATACATTGTCGGTGCGCCGGTCGTGAACGGTTTCAGGTAAGTAGAGACAACCTTGCTGGCCTTCCTATGTTGTATAATCGGCTCGACCAGCGGATGATCTACTCCGTTCAATGCCTCGACATCGGCATTGCTCAAGCCATAGCCGCCAATTACTTTGTTGAACAAGAATACTGTATCAGCCGGCGAGGTCGGGCGGAACGTCTTCGGCTTGATCTTGTTGTACTTGATGATGTCGGGATCGGCGGCTAGCTGCGCGTCGAGTTGCTTTATTCTACCTTCATACTTGGCGAGAAGGCTGGCGTTGGCCTTCTGCGAGATCGGCACCCCCTTGAGCTGCGTGAGAGTAAGCGCCGACACCCGCCGCATGTGTTGCTTGTAGACTTCGCCCAGACCCTGCTTGAACAGCTCGGCGGTTTGCTCGGTGAACAGCATGTTGCAATACTTTGCATCGATGGCATTATACGGCAATATCTCGTCTAGCGAGTAGTCTTCCATGCGCTTGCGGTCGAGGTTCGACAAAGACTTTACCTTGATCCCAAAGTATAAGTTGCACAACAGGTCGAGGGACATCACTCCCTGGCGCACGTCGAGCACGAAGGCTTGTGACTGCGTGTCCTCCCAAGTATCGTTGATGCAGTCGTAACCGTAGAAGTGACCGCTCCACTCTTGCTCGAAAGCTGCGTTGTGGGCGATCTTCCGACATTTACTGTTATGCAGCCACTCCTCGAAAGCCTCTTCGATACAACTGAGGTCGTTCTTGGTATAACCAGCGTCCTTGTGATGCATCGGCCAAGAGTAGTGAGCTTGCCGATAGGACATGCCTATACTGAGTATCTTCGCGCCTTCCGCCATCGGTCGCAAGCCGTTCGTCTCGTAGTCCAGTCCGACGCTGGTTTGCTTCCAAGCTCTTCCGATAACGCTGATGATCTCGGAAGGCTTGCGCAATACTACAACTCCCTCCTTGGCGACTGCTTCGTTGTCTACTATAGGATCGGGCAGATGCTCGACCTCTTCGAAAGCTCGTTGTAAGGCGAAGGCAAAGGCAAACTCCTTGTCCGAGTGGTAGTCAGTGCCGGGGTGGATGGTGCGGTCACTGTTCTCCCGCAGTATTCCCGCGGGATGGAGGAAGGCATAGTACCAACAAGTATGATTGCCTATCTTTACTGGTGCCCTGCGTCCGTTCCAGTCGGTTATACCAGTAACGCCGAGAGCCCAGTTGAGCGGCACGTTGCCGAAGCCGAAGATAGCTCTCGGCTTGCTGCGCTCGATGTCTTCTACTATACTTGGCCGGCAACAGGCCAGCTCTACCGGATCAGGATCACGGTTGCCGGGTGGGCGTGAGCGGATGCAGTTGTTCCAACGTATAAACGGGAGCCAGTCTTGCGGAATGCGCTGCCTGAGTAGTTGACCGGACAATCCGATAAACTGTACTCCCTGGCGAGCCTCTTCCTCGCCCGGTGCCTCGCCGATAATGTAGATGACCGGATCGGGTGAGCCGGTCGGTTCGAGCTTAGGCTCTACTGACTTGAGCGGGCAGACGGCGCAGCCTTTAGCCGTCAGCTCCGCTGAGTACTGTATAGGGGTTCGTACCTTGTTGACCTTTTGTAGGTTTAGGCCGGCGAAAGACATTAATTACCTCCTATAGCTTCGAGAGGAAGTCTGGCGAGCCGACGATTATTACTATGGGTCCGACGAGATGGTCGAGTGTTCCAGCGTATTCCCAGCATCTTTCCCATAACTTGGTAGCAGTAGCATTGAACGGCAGCCCTTTGAGCTTGCCCTCTTCGTCGCAGAAGGCGTAGCATAGCTCGCCGCGAAACCGATTGAAGCGTGGGATTACTTCTATGTGGCCGCCGTCGAGGGCATCGTTGAGTTCTTTGTAGTCTGGCACATGGTCGAGTTCTTTCTCGGTTACTACGCCGACGGAAGTAATGCGGATCATCTTGGCTTGGGTCACAGTATAACTCCTAATCCGGTTCCAACCCCAACTTCAATTTCCCTGGTCTGCTTTACTATAGCCCAATCGTAGCCACCCTGATTGAACTTCTTCTCTGCCGTCAACTTGGCCGAAGCCAGGAAGTCGAAGGCAGGATCATACTTGATCCAGTTGTCCTGCACTTTGTAGTAGACAACATATTGTACTCTTTTCTTGGTCATTTATCTCTCATGATTTCACCGAAGAGCTTGCAGCCATGTAGATGTTGCGGTTGTTGTCGTCGGCGAAGATCACGCAGCTATTGATTACTGTCATGAACTTGAAGTCGTTGGTATCCGCAAGATATCTCGGCTGGACCGAGATGGCTACGTCTGGCTGAGCCTTGTCGGCTTCCAGATAGTCTACGACCTCGCCGCCACCTGATGCAGTATAGAACTTCATCTTGCCGTGTTCCACGGTGATCGTCGTCCTGCCTTCCTTGCCGGCCACGACCTCGGCCCGCTTTACTACCAAGTCGAGGGTCTTGGGCCGAAGAGCCGGCTTCATGCCCTTTGGTATATTGCTGTCGATGACCTTCTGGTAGTTGATCTCCTTGCCCTGGTCTACCAGTATAAGCCGAGAGAACAGCTTGGCGTTGCCCGCAGTCATCAACACGTAATCTTTGCAGACATGCAGCTTGGCTCCATCGATTGCCAGACCAAGTAGTTGTTTGCAGAAGGGAGCCGGCAGGGCTATCCGCAGATCGGTGTTGCCGGTCATGTTCACGTTGGCCAGGGAGAGGCTTTGCGCGTTTGTAGAGTATAGCCCTATTCCCTGCTTGTCGAATACCATAGTAACGCCGCTTTGCTCGACTATGGCCGCATCCTTGGAGATCGAGCGTAAGCAGTGCTCGACCGGGCCGGCGATCTTCTCCACGAATAGTATTCGCGAGGCTCCTCGGGGTTCCGGCATCTTGAATACGAAAGACTTCTCGTCCAGCACCGGCAGCTTGAGCTTAGCAGTAGCCGCCTTGATGGTAAGACACCCGTCGTCCACCAGCAAGTCTACTGTCTTGGCTCTCGACGCCTTGAGCAAGTTGATGAGAAGCTTACCATCTACCGCGCCAACTATACCAGTATCGAACGGAACCTCTATTGCGATCAGATCGTTGTAGGCTAGGACGCTGGTCTTGTTGAATACTATGTTGGACAGGATCGGCAAGGCGCTGTTGTCCGACAGGGCCGGCTCCACCAGCTCAAGCCTACTCAGAAAGTCCTGGCGCGGCAAAGTAACGGTGCCCGGCTTGCTGTCCAGTTTTACTCTAGTCATCGTTGTCCCTCACTTATCCTTACTCGTTTGGTTGCTATAGTAGACTTCGGGAAGAAGGTCGGCTGCTTCGCCGGCCTACGTTGCTTAGGCTTCTCTAGTATAAACCGGGGAGTGGTGACGGCGTTCTCGATCCGGCGCAGGGCGATCTCAAAGTACTTAGGCTCCTTCTCGATGCCGACGAAGCCTCTCCCCATGCTGACGGCGGCAACGCCAGTAGTGCCGGCTCCCATGAACGGGTCCAGTATAATGTGGCCGTCTATTCTACTGATACACCAGCGCATCAGATCGACCGGCTTCTGGGTAGGATGCTCGCCGAAGATCAGCTCGTCCTTGCCGCGCCAGTCCCCGTCGAACGTCCTGATTACTGAGTTGAGGTTAGTCCAGGCCAGCTCTGCATCACCAAGCGAGAAGTTACGTCTGGGCTTGTTCCAGACGAACCAGCAACGCGAGGGAGGTAGAGCAAAGTAGTTGCCGCCCCAGATGATGACCTCATCGGCCATCTTTACCAGCTTATACATAAGGCGAAGGTCGGGCTTGCTGTCCCAGGAATTGCGCAAGTCTATTACTTCGCTGGGATCGATGCCGTTGCGTATCATACGCTTCTTGTTGAAGGTCGGCGCGGTCTTGAACTGTTCGGCTATACCGTAGGGCGGATCGGTTAGTACAGCATCGACCTTGTTCGCATGAAGCCCCAGGACTAGCTCACAGTCGGCGAGATATATAGTAACGTCGTGGCTGAGCTGTTCTTTGCGGAACATAGTATTATCCCCATGAGAAAAGAGAAGCCCCCGGTGCGGGAGAGGGGACCGGCACCAGGGGCAACGCTGACCGTTAGGCTACACTTACACCATATTCTCGGTCAGCATACCGTACTCTTGAAGTACTTTAAGGAACCTCAATATCTCCGCGCGGAGGGCATACACCGCAAATGCGGAAAGCTCATGTTGCTCCTCTTCGAGCTTGGCCATGATGTCTTCGCCAGTAATTTGCGGGTCTTCGACAATCAACTCCATGATCCGCTCGTTAGTACTGATTACTGGATGGTCAGGCTCGGGCGTAGGAGCCGGGGCGGGAGCTGCCCTACCTCCACGTCCGCGAGTAGCCGGCTCCGGTGCCGCTTCTACTGTACGAGCACCGCGCCCGCGAGTAGGCTCCGGTGTCGGTGCCGCCCTTCCGCGAGTAGGTGCGGGAGCCGGTTGCACCGGCTGACCCCTACCTCTACCGCGAGTAGGAGCGGGCTCGGGCTCGGCTTCCTCTTCCTCTACCGTGCCGTCGAAGTCGGGAACAGTAGTTCCGTCTTTGACTGCCTGGGCCGCCGCATCGCACCATTGCTTGGCGTCGTCTTCTTGTGCGTTGTACCAGTTGTCGTCCAGTTGATCGCAGGCTTGGGCAATACGAACCAAGTAATCCTGCTGGCTCTCGCGCCGGCTCTTCTGAGGTTGCCCAGTCTCTTGCAGCAAGTATTCTTCGAGGGTGACCTCCTCCTCGACAACCGGGGCCGGCGCTGGTGTTGCCTTACGTGCCATAGTCGTATTCTCCTAACAAGTTGCCCTCCAATAGAAGTAGTCGAGTGGGCAACATGGCTCGACTACTAACCGGGACTAACCCAGTAACTCGAATAGTTCACGCCTAGACTGTAGCTCGCCAGGGTCTTTGCGAGTAATCAGGTTGACGCCTTTGATCCGGTGCGTAGCCAGCTTGGCTTTGAGCCGGAGAGTATTATGTGTCATCCCCTCGTCAAGGATTACTATGGTTCTCTCGAAGAGAGGGATGATAGACTGTAGTTTATTGACTTGCTCGTCAGAAGGGAAAGAAGTAGTGAAGCAAGTCGATCTGACCCCGAAACGCCAACCTAGCACATTGACTTTCAGACTGTCAAATGGACCTTCGCAGAGGACCAAATCGCGCCCACCTTCAAGGAGTTGGTCATGCCAAAGCAAGTAGTCTGTGATCGGCGGCCCGTCCTCTGTTGAGCTGGTCTTATATCGAAGGGCGGTTTTCGGGGATATACTACGTCCCGTCCAGCACATTAGCTCCCCTTTATAGTAGACCGGGAAGATGATGCGCCCCGCGTAGTCTCCAACTACACAATACTTCAATCCGAATTGATTGGCATCGAATGTGTCTATACCTCGCTGGCTTAAGTAGATTAAGTATGGGTAGACGAAGCTGTTCTTGTCAGTAAAGGAGCGGAACGCCGTAGGCATCTCTCGCGGCTTTACTTCTATGTTCGCCGGCTCGTCCTCACTGAGTAATGAATGCACAGTAAATAGAAAGTCGGTAGGCAGTGCCGCACCGCTGTCAACTACCAGCTTGGCTTGCTCGATGCTACTGTGAGTAAGAGCTGCCACCAAGTATTCAGTTGAGCCTTTGTGCGCCGGATTACGCCAACAGTGCCAGCCCTTGCCTTCGGTCGAGATAGACAAGTAGAAACTGTGGTCATTACCGCACATCGGGCAGTTGATGGCGATATTACCTCGCGTGGCAGTCCTGCCGCTTTCGATATACTCTATACCTCGGTCGCGGAGGAAGGTCTTCCAGTCGAACGTAGTCATGACACGAAAATCCTTGCATTAGCGCAGCGGCAAGTAGAGAAGTCCTTGCCTCGGATGGCTTGACTGAAGAGTACTCTCTTGCGGCCGCAAACACTGCACTCGCAGACCCAGCGGGCCAGCCGGCAATGCTTTACTTCGTCCTGATGCGGGTAGTGTCTTCGCTTCACCGTCAGGGTGCCGAAGACTAGTCCCTTGAGATCGACGGCAGTGGTCTTGCACATTACTTCTTTCCTTTCTTTACGAGCTGGTGCGGGTTCATACCTAGATGCTCTGGGTAGGGGTGAGCATCGCGCCATGCCTGTAGTCTTTCCTCGAGTAGTCTATCGGTCTTCTCCGAGAGAGCTTGCCACTGAGACGGAGAGTAGTGTTGTTTGATGCGGACCCTCTTGTTGATCCGTACTCTACCGATCCTCACGCGGGGCATCAGCTCCCTCCACTATAGTATGCTTGCGGTGAACTACACCCAAGGAGATGTCGCCTCGCGAATGCGGCTGCCACCAGTAGATGCCGGTCTTCCTGACCTTGAAGTGACCGCTGACGTAGTGAAACGCCTTCTTGCCGCCCGGCTCGTTGCCGACAACACCTATAGTATTGCGCAGGGCTTTCGGCACGCGCAAGTGACAGACACGGTAGTCAACGAACGGCTTCTGACCTCGCTTGGCTCTCTTCCTGTTCCACAGAGTATTATCTACCATCTTCAACTCTATCGCATTGCGCGAGTTGACCAGCGCAAGTATAGAAGCCCAGAAGGGAACCTCACCGGGCCAGTCGCCTTTCGAGCACTCGATGAGCTTGGCGAGCCTGTCCTGCCCATGGTCTTGTAGTATAAGCATGGCGGCATCGTACCAGTAGGGACAGGGGCGCATGAATACGCTCCCGTCCACCCCTTTAGTTACATCGATAAGCATGTCGATCATACTACAAATAGCCATCTTCTCATCTGGGTAGTTCCAGAATAGGCTGGCTCGGAATTGCGTCCCCTTGGTGTCTGCAATTCCACGAAGTAAAACGCCGACGCGCACCGGCACCTTCTCATGAGCTGCCGGAGGACGTTCGGCGTTAAGGTAGTGGGGGCGATCTTGATGCACTACTTCCGCCCAGACCAACGGGAACGGCAACCGACAATGCTGAAGTACTTTCTCGGCTTGGCTCTCGTCAGTAGAAAGCTCGTCGGCGACCTCGGCGATCTCCTTGCTGATGACGAACTTCTGCGAGTTCTGTAGATCAGATTGCAGTTGCCCCCAAGTAGCGCCGAAAGTCTTGGCGACCATGGGGTTGTTGAGTAGATCATCGATAAGCACGTCATTGGTCCTTCTTCTGTAGTTCTTCCCTGGTGGGGAAAGTAACTCCCTCACCATACTTCCACTCGAAGTTGGTGCAGTCGCCGCCATCGGTGATGATGACGCGCACGGTAGTACCCATGCGCGCCCCCACACTTGTGCAGTAGTGTTGCGCCGCCTTCACGGCTTCCTCGGCCGAAACGAAGCTGCGAACACACTCGTAGCTTTCGTCCTTGAAGAACTGGTAGACCGAGAACTCGTTATTCATTACTTCCTCCTCTCGATGATCTCGATGTAGCCTTCGTTGCGTTCGAGGTCATCGGCGATACTCTTGATCCAGCCGGAATGTATTCTATAGCCGCCCGGTATCTTGCTGCAATTTTCAGCATCGCGGCGTAGTGAGCGGATAATCATCCGCTTGATCTCTTCAAGTCTACTCATGCGGTTCATCTCAACCCCTCCTATCTAGTAATCTTGATGGAGCGGGGAGCTTTTATAGTAATAGGCCCCTCGATCCGACAAACACGCAGCCGGCAGACGCCTGCTACGTTCACCCACAATACTCTAGCGTCCTCGCTAATATTTACTTCTACTCCTCTTCTCTTATAGTCCCCAGTAACGTCGAGCATCTCGATGTCTTGCCTCACGATGCCTTGTACAGTTGTAGTATCGTTTTCGTCAGTCATCTCAGTCCCTCTCTGAGCCCATGGCGGGCGAACGTGCATCTTATCTCAAGTCAAGCCAAGCTGTCAAGTCGGCGTTAAAGTCTTCTAGTCAAATCAGATTTTCCCTTCAATTATACTCTGGAACAGGTCTTTGCCCTCGGCATGGAACTGTAGAATGCGATCATCCATGGTGCCCGTTACTACTAGATCGATGAGAAATACTTTCTTATGCTTGGAGAGCTGACGCCTCACCCGCCGCTCGGACTGGAAGCGTATCTCAGCCGGCACCGGGCTCTCGTAGTATATCCCATACTTCCCCGCCTTCAGCCGGTCCAGGCCGTAGGCTCCCGACGAGCTGTTGAGCAACATTACTTTACAGTCCTTGTCATCGGCGAACTGGCTCAGCTCTTTCTCATGGTCCCTAGTGTAACCGTAGATGTGAGAATACTTGATACCCAGCTTGTCGAGTTCGGCCTTTATCAGCTTTCCACTGTAGATGAAGTCATGAAAGACTACTGCCTTCTCGTCCAGGCTTTGCAGCATGGTTATCAGTAGTTCAAGCTTCGGGTTATCTGGCAGATCGATGATGCCTTTCTCGGCATCGTGCTTGTAGCCGACGAAGCCGGATGATATTTGCCGTAGTCTAAGGAAGGCGTTCTCGATCTCCTTGATATTACCTTTGGCCGCCCGCAGATCGGCGATGGCTCTTCTGTAGAAAGGCTCGTTGGTCTTGGGCAATGGTATGCGTTGCTTGAGGAAGCTGACCGGAGGTAGAGTACTCTCATCGGCCTTGAAGCGGATCATCCGGTGCATCAAGGTCCGGTGCAGCTCGCGCCGAAGGGTCCGCTTGAAGATGTACTCATAGCCACCCCAGTAGTTAATATTAGTATTGAAGAACACGGCTCGGAAGATGCTGAGCGTCCTACCCAACGTCTCGCCCAAGTCTACTAGAAACATCTGTGCCCAGAGGTCATGCGGGTTGCGCCCGAAGGGCGTCCCCGATAGACCGAAAGTAAACTTGCAGCTCTTGCTCATAGTAGAGGCGATCTTGAAGATGAGAGACTTCTGGGTCTTCGCCTGGGTCAGCTCGTCGTAGATCATTCCCTGCATCAGCTCGGCCATGCGCCGCATCCGGCCAGGGTCCAGCTCTTCTACTGTCTTCTTGCCGTTACTGACGCGCCGGCTTATCATCTTGCGGAAGCCTGGGTAAGTCTCGATCACGAACAGCGCATTACTAGTTTCGAGCTGCCGCCACTTCTCGGCGGTCGAACCTTTCAATACTAAGTAAGGAACGTCTTTAGTATGCTTGCGGATCAACGCCCCCCACTCTTCCTTATTGGCTACTCTAGGAACTAATACCATGATCTTCTCGGCATAGCCCAGATGATTGAAGTAACGTCCGAGTGCGATGGATAGCAGGGTCTTGCCCATGCCCAGGTCGAGCGCAAAGTAGAAGCGCGGGGTCCAGGCTCCAATGAGGAAGCAGATTTTCTGTTCCCTCTTCAGTATCCGCCAGATCGGCGGGGTGATCGGCAGTTGGTCGTATAGTTCTTGGATCGTCTCGTCGCTGATGTCTTTTGCTGTTCGGTAGTCGTCAAGCTTCCTGTTGAGGAAGTCTTGTATAGCTTTCGGAGGAACCCCCTGCCACTTGCTCATTACTCTCTCCATTGAAAGTAGACTTGCGGGGGCTGACCGCAAGTCTAGTGTGTGCTTACTTCTTCTTGGTGGCTTTTACCTTCTCTGCCACCTTCTCGGCGAACTCGTTGTTCTCTACTGGCTCTCCCTCCCCCTTGTCGGCGAGGAATTGCCGCCGGCGTTCGACCAGCTCATGGTTTCGTTTGTCGAGGCGTTTATACTTGGCGACCTCGGTGATCCACCACTCCTCGGCCATGACAGTAACCTCAAGCTCTTCCTTGCCGTAGAAGTTGACGGGAAGCGGGCTGAAAGTTACTTTGCCGTTCTTGTTCTTGCGAGTGCCGTGATATACTGCTACCCATGGCTTCGGCGCACCGGGGCAGTGATAGCAGTATATCTTAGGGCACTTAACCTCGTCTTTTTGCATCTCGGTCATTTCCTCGTACGGACTGTCCATAATACTTCCTCTTCTCTTCGTAATGTTTACGCTTCTGCTGTATCTTGCGGATTTCCATTACGGCCCGCTGCCGTCGCCTCAACAGATCGTAGATATTTTCGAACTCGAAGGCGACGAGCTTTATGTACCTCTCTTTTCTATCTACCGCTTTATCGTATAAGCGGAGGAAGTTCTTGGGATCGACGCTGGCCATGGCCTTCAGGTTTTCGATCTTGCGCGTCATGCGCGCCAAGCTTTCTTTACTGTGCCGGTCGAGCCGGTCGAGGCTTATGTTTAGGTTTCTCATTCTACTCCCCTTTACTTAAGTACCCCCAGATCATGCCCACTATAAAGCAGATCAGGAGGTACTTAGCCGCGAAGTCTAGTTCTACTCGAACCAAGACGAGAACTCGGCCAGGGCCGTAAGCTCGTCATCGCTGGCTTCTGCCTTGATGGCTTCGGCCTTCTCCTTCCATGGCGTGTTACTCTCGCTGACGATTTCTCGGATCAGCTCAAGTAACTTCTGGATGGCTTGCTTGTCCATTTACTTGTACTCCATTGAATTGCTTCAGACCTTGCTCGTACCACCAAGCGGCGGCTTGGGTGCGGTTCTTCAGGCGCAGCTTGCGCAGCACCGACTTGACGTGTACTTTAACGGTCGCCTCGGTGATGTTCAACCTTCGTGCCATATGCTTGTTACTGTCCCCCATGGCCAGGGATTTTATAGTAGTAAGCTCGCGCGGGCTTAGGCTTATTCCTTCTCTATACGATATCACCGGCTCGGTGATTACTATGGCGGGAGCCGGTGAAGGGGGTGGAGGAGGAAGGTCGATTGGCTCGACCTTTACTTGTTGAGGAGCCGGTGGCGCTCCTATCGTGATGTTGATAGTAATAGTAATATTCTCCCACAGCTTGTTGGAAGCGAAGTAGGTGAAGTACTGCATCAGTTCTTTAAGAGTAACCGATCCAGCGACTACCTTGCTATCGTCTGTGGTCCCATTCCCCTGAGTAGTCATTTGGGTGTCCTTGCCCTCATGTTAAGCCCACCGGGAGCCCAACGCTCCCGGTGGGTAGTATTCGGTTATGCTATTAGTTGGCAGTCGGCAGCTCGCCCTTACCCGTCCAACGTACATTGGCCATAGGCTTGCCGCTGCGATAGGCATTCCAAGCGATGATGCAAGCCCGGTAGAAACCAGCCGGCGCTACATCATCGTCCTTGTTGTCGCCGCACTGCTTCACAAGCCAGTCGGCGAGAGTAACCGCAGGATGCTGCTCCTCGTCACTGAAGATACCCCCTTGCCTACAGACCGCGCTCCAGAAAATATGAGCGGCATCCCTGTCAACAAGGAAGCAGGCGTAGATGGCGGCCAGAATACTGTCCCTCTGGTGGATATGCTTGTGGACAGCACTACTGTTGACCATCTCACCACAGAACAGCAACCAAGGCCACAGACCTTCGTCACTGTAGCGGAAAGGCAAATCGTCGTTGACGGGTACTTTAACACCCTCGACTTCCCTTTCATGCCAAGCCCAAGCCTTGAGAGCCCTGAGCCCGATCTTGCGGCTGATATTACGAAGCTCTTCATGAGTATCCTTGAAGGAGCCGTAGACATCCAGCTCGGTACGCGCAGACCCACGATGGTCGAGCTGCGCGAACAGATTAGCCGCGCCTTCCATGCTGTTGATCTCGAAAGTACTGATAACAGCAATCAGTCCTTTCGGAAGCTCGCCAAGCTCATGCAGACGCTTGAGAGCTTCGGAGGAATGCTGACCGTTGATGCGGAAAGTATTATCAACACTCTCCTTATCGATGTCAGTATTTCCCTTCAGAACAGCTTCAGTCCAGTTGAACGGAACAGCCAAGCCGCTCCGTACTTTATTCATCAGGAACTCGACACGCTTCTCGTTGAGCGGGCGCTCGAAAGGAGCTTGCTCCAGATTGGCGTGCTTAAGTATATCCTCGATAGTAAGAGGAGACACGATCCGAGTAGCCATATGCCGGTAGCCGGCTTTATGCCAACTCGGGAACTCTACTACAGTAGTATCAGGCTCGGGAACATCCTTAGCCTTGTCACGCGCAGTACGTGCATACGACTTCTTAGCCATGGTAGTCCCTCACGCGCTTGGAGGTTAAAGGGTTGTACTGTTGAAGCGCAGTAACAACAGTGCCCTTATTGCTCCCACTCCTTGAACAGCTTCTCGACCTTTTGCGTCAAGACGGATACTTTGATTGGATCGTAACCAAAGCTGTTTCCCTTGTCGCCTTCGGCTCGTAGCTGTTTGATGGTGGGCAGCAATTCCTGAATGACTTCATGAGTGATCGATCTCTTCATCTCCTCATGGTATTTATTCTTGACGAAATCGGCGAAGCGGTGCGCGAGCTGTTGTGCGCCACGCTTATGTAGTCTAGGGTCCAGTTTCATCGCGAACTGTACTAGATCAGTTTCGTCGATGGCAATGGGGCTGATTTGTATCTGCCTCGGAACCTTCTTGGCTGGCGCTTTGCTCGCCTTGTAGTAAGTCCTCGTCTTCAGTTCCGGCAAGCGTTGGTGAATGGCACCAGAGACGGAGCCTTTACTAACTCCCAAAGCTTCTGCACACTCCTCGACCGACTTGCCGCTTTGACGTAGTTCCTTCAAGGTGTCGAGTTTGGCCTTGGGCCAAGGCTCGATTTTTTCTACTGTTGCCAACTTGGCCTTTACTGCCTGCTTACTGATATGCTGGCCTGTAGTGCGGCCCTGTTGCAGTATTTCCTCGCGCACTTGCGAGGGTGTTGATGATCTGCATAGTAGAAACACAGCTTCTTGATCTATCGACGGCCACATTTCTGCCACAGATTGATCCGAAGCCGGTTTCGGATCAATCTGGCCGACAGTCCTAGCAACATTCATGTACTTTTGTGCGTGACGGTCTGACCATTGCCAGTTGTCTTGCAGCCAAGTAGTCCACAAGACGCGCTCTTTACTACACAACCCTTTGGCAATTATCAGCCACTCGCCTATGCTGACGCAGTGCATTACTATGTCACGTCGCAGCTCATGCCGTTCCTGTTCGATCCGGTTCTTGCACTCATCAAGAGTACTCGGCAGTGGCGATCTGGTCTGGAAGTCTACTACATTGCTCACTTGGTATCTCCGCGCAATGACTTGACAGAAATCGTCGGTCTGTTTACGTAACGCGCGCGCGAGCGCATGTGCGTCAGTCCGCCGGCCTTTGGTCTTGGGCAGGAGTTGCTGGGTGTACCTGAAGCTCTTGCCCTTTATACCTGCTTTGTCGCCTTTGTTCATAGTATTAATGTCCCTCTCTTCCATCCGATCTTCAACCGGCGACTATAGAGCATCTTATGAGAGCTTGTCAAATCCCCAGTCAAGTCATTGATCAGCCTCGGATTTTCCTTCGTCGTCCTCGCGCCGGCCCGGATAGAACTTCTCGAAGTATTCTGGCGGCAACAGAGTGCTGTCCAAACAGTACTGTCCTATACTGTAGTTCTGAGACATCAGCACTCCGAAGCCGTCCCCCTCCTCACGGTCGCGGTCTACCAGCAAGCGCGCCAGCCGCGCCTGCTTCTCGGCTCTAGTACGGCTGAAGGTAAGTATTCGATCGGCTACGCCGGCTATGCTCCAGTCCTCACTCAAGTCAGTACCTGTTACTGTCCTGGCCTTGGCACCGGAGCGGGTAGCCTGATGCGGGCAGAACAGCGCGTGATTGCGAGCTACCGCTTCCGCGCGCAGATTGTCCATCAGCGAGCCCATCTCTATCCTATAGTTGCGCGGGTCTATGTACATTTTGGCCGGATAATCGATGATGACCAGATCGGGGCAGAAGTCCTTGTCTTCGAGACTGTCCAAGTAGTTCCGATACATCGACAGGGTGAGGCTTCGTGGCGGGAAGCGTTTTATTACTAGGTTCTTGTGGGCGTTGATCCCCCAGGCGCGTATGCGGGTCAACAGCTCGGTCCTGGCGTTTCTACTTCCCATGCTGAACTCAGGAACTACTCCGATAGTCTCGAAGCCTTTAAGTACTTCCCTGCCGTACGGGTCTTTCTCGAACATGAAGCGGGTCACTTCTACGTTATCGACCGGCCGCTTGGTGATCGAGAAGATCGACTGGTAGCATCTTTGAAGTATAGGCTCCTCGCCCATCTCGTTCGATATATAGAGTATCTTCTTGCCTTGCAGGAAGTTATACTTGATGAGATTGACGCACATCCAGGACTTGCCCGACTTGGCTTCGCCCAAGTATAGCATCAGGGTCTGCCGGGCCGGTACTATATTCATGGTGTCCAGCTCTTTGATGCCGGTAACGAACTCGCGTTCGCGCCGCTCGTTATACTTTAGAACTTGGTCGAAGTTGTCGAAGCGCAGTCCAGGGGAGAAGTCGGCTTGCTTGTTACGTCGAAACTTGTCGATGATCTCCTCGGCTTCGCGCAGCCCCTCCTCCTCCTTCAACTGAATGACTTCGGCGGATTTGATGATTGTACCTTTCAGTTCCTGTACTCGCAAGAACTGTTGCACCCGGTCGAGCACATATACGGTATTTATGGAGCCCATCAGCGAGAACATATTGCTGAGTATTCCCTTGAGCACCGGAGTGCGCGGGTTGTTCTTGTCGGATATTACCTCGTCCATCAGATCGGCGATATGCGCCTCGCCTGGGCAAGTATTGTGCTTCTTCCAGAAGTCGCTCGCCAGGGTGGCGATGTACTTGTATTCCCCTTCGAAGTGTGCCGGCGTTACCATGTGATAAACCGCCTTGCCGTCCTCTTTACTGAGGCACAACAGTGTAAGCAAGTCTTCTTGCAAGGGGCGTCTGAGCTTACGTCTAGGGGTCATTATCCTCTTCCATCGTTACGACTTTTCCCAATAGGCCAAACTCGGCGTAGCCCGGAAAGGCCTGGTCGAGCACGCTCGGCACCCGGTGTATCTGTTGCATGACCACATGCGCCGACACCGGAACGTAGTTCATCGATCTGATGTTGTCTACCAGCAAGCGGATGCCGAAAGACAGTATAGCCATCTGCTTCGTCTTGTCGCTACTGGCCATCTCCAGGTATTCCCAGAGCTTCTCGCTCTTGTCCCTGAAGGCGGGGAAGTACTGGGAGCGGCGCAGCGATCCCAGGTCGCGAAACTCCAACCCCGCCTTCTTCAGGACATTGGCAAGTATAGCCAAGGTGTCGGAGGGCTGGTCGCCCGGTTGTACTTCCTCCTCGACCTTGATATACCGTAGAGCCTGACGCAGCTTGCGCATCTCCTCCGGGGAGAGCTGCGCTATCAGCCCAAGTACTTCCTTGGCGGTTGTCACGGCATCTCTACCGGGTCTTCCAAGAAGACGGCCAGCGCCTTGTCCCAGGTCTTGTACTCCTTGCCCTTGTAGGTATAGATGCTCTCCCAGTCGGCACCAGTCTGCCAGCCCTTGCGGGTTACTTGAGTAATGCCCATCTTGACCGGCGGCCGGTCGTCCTCCCCCATCAGCACGTCGTATTCTTGGATATGCTTGTACTGTCCGCCGTCGGCGAACATCTTGCTTTGTATGTAGAACTTCCGGGTCATAGGTTCTCTCCTTTCTGTACTAGGTCTTGAATACGCTCTACTGCTATATCGATGGTGTTGGCGTTGTCGTAGCTCATGCGGAACTCGTAGAGTATTTCCTTGAGCTGCGCCACGGATATACTTGGACCGTTGCGGGTTTCGAAGGAACGCATCATGCGCCTGATGCGCATGTAGCCGATATAGTCACGTATGGCTTCCTTGTCGGGGCCGTCGAACTCCTTGAGTAGTTCCATGAGGTCGGTCATGCGTCGATCCTTACCCTCCTCTTTATGTAGTAGTTTCCGTCACAGTCTTTCTCGTAGGGCTTCCTCGACCGCAGCAAACATATCCGGCCCCTCCCATGGAGGTAGTTCGTTGTCATCTTGGTATAGGCTGGGGTGATCATCTGGTATAGGCTGGGGTGGCGGCGAAGGTTCTTTCGGGGGAGCCTTCATGTATATGTACTTACCGATGAACCACTTGCAGGCTTCGAAGCTCATCAAGTACTCAGGTGGAAGCTCGACACCGTGACGATCCGCCAGGATTAGAGCCATAGCAGTCATCTTGCGAGTAGGGCGAGATTTCTGCTTGTAGAGGTCTACACCATGCCGGTGTCCTCTATCTACTCGGTGCTGCCTATCCCAGTTCATTCTTCTGGTCATTACCTACCCCAACTTTCTACACTAACTGATTGGAACTAGTATTAGTATTGTACCATAGTCTTCAACTTCTACACTAGACTGATTGGAATTAGTATTGCACTGTAGTCTTTAACTTAGTATTGTACTGTAGTCTTTAACTTCTACACTAGACTGATTGGAATTAGTATTGTACTGTAGTCTTCAACTTCTACACTTCAAAGTATCATCAAAGTAGTATAACG